AACTTCCGCCACTCTGTTAGTAGTTTTTTCATTATCAACCCAAGCCTCCGATTTCATCATTGGTTACTAGGTGCTTTATTATTTGAAATGCCATTGCAGCCGGAATGACTGAGCCGCCGGGCAACATCGTCGCCATTAACGTGTTCTGTGCTGCATCTTTCCATTCCTGGCTCTCTTCTTCTGTTAATTCCTCTCCTTTTTTCCATTTATCTAGCGCAACAACAAATGGCTTACTGCTCGGTGTTTTACTCTTGACTACTTTCGTAAATTTTAAAATTAAAGATTTGAGTTCATCAAAATGCTTTCTAATCCAATCTGTGATTTTACCTTCACGGAGTGCTTGTTCGTATCCTTCTACAAGTAAAACTTGTTGTTCATACTTCCGCCACTCTGTTAGGAGGTCTTTCATTTTTTCTTCCCTGGGTATCTTTCCCAGTCTTCTCGTTCTGAATATGGTATTCGTGGCTGTGGGTCGTATCCCCACTCTAGCCAGGAGTTGCCGTCAGTGAAAATATCTCGGGCAGTTACTGATTTCTTTATAATGTCGTATTCGCCGTTAAGCGCACTCTCGCCGTGATCTTTAGCATACTGTCTTACAGTCGTAACCCAGTCACCACGATTAATGCCTCGTATACCTTTTGGAACGGCTCGGTAAACTGTGAGTTGTTTGTCCCGTCGTCCGTGGGCTTTGCGGAGAATATTATAAGCCTCGGAGTCTAAGAAACGGTCGCCAGTCCCATACCAACTCATACCATTGGGTCCGTAGACATCATCTGGATATATACCGTTGGCTGCGATGTTCCATAGAGGAGCACCATCTTCCGCCATTGGGGCAGAGTGCTCGCCCTTGTAGTCTTCTTCTTTTAGAAACTTCCGCCATTCTGTTAGTAGTTTTTTCATCGCCTTACAAACCTCAAATCACCATCGGTATTGGCTATCTGGCTTGGTTTGGCTTCAAAGTCTTCACCAACATAGCGATATTCCCCTGGGTTGTCTGCCTCTTGTATATCGTCTTCATCTACAAACGCATAAACTACATAGAAGTCCTCGTCATTATAAATTGCCGAAGTAACAGCGTGGTCGCCAGCAAATTTGCGGGACAAAGTTACATAATCATTATTCCTAATAACTTTTGTGAAAGCAGGTTGTGCTCGGAAGATTTTTACCTTCTTTCCCTCTTTCAAAAACTTCCGCCACTCTGTTAGTAGTTGTTTCATCTTGTCTTTTCAACCTCAAGAACTTTTATTCTCTTAGGATCAAACATAATCCAATTCTCGTCTAACTGAATACTGTCAAAGCCTTCGTCTTCAATTTGCTGTAGATAGAGCTTGTCATACTCATCCCAGCCAGCAGTCTTGTCAACGGTCAGTTCAACTTTCATTATATATTTAGATGACAGTGCTCCACTCTCACCTCTAAGAATTTTATCTTTATCTTCCGAAAACCACATGACACCTTGAGCGCCGAAGTCACGGCTGAACTTTCTGATAGGAACGTTGCTGCCATGATATGCAATAATAGTCTGTGATCCCAATACTTCAATGGATTCTAATTTCGCTTTTTTTACTTTTATTTCCCCGGTTTCATCAATGTTTCCGCTGATTACATCTTCCGGAAAATACTCATAAGTCAATAAAGCATCTTGCTTGTCGGTCATATCTGTGTAATAGTCTTTTACGAAATCCTTGGTTGTTCCAAGATAGATTCCGCCAGATGGGCTTTCAACTGCTCCAACTTCAGCACTATACTCTAAGTCAGGGTTCTGAAGACTGAATAGTTTGCCGCCCTCAGTAGCAACAATCTTGTATCCTTTTCTAGACTCTTTTTGTTCTAGTAGAAATTTTCGCCAGCTAGAGGTTTTCATCTTTTGCCTCCTGGGTATCTAATCATGGCTTCTCGGCTCCGATAGTCCTTGTTGCGACCAAGATTAGATTTGAATCCAAATCCTTTGTAGAATTTTTTGAGCTTCGGAACGCTGCCACCAAAATCTTTAGACGGAGTTAGAGCTATAATATAATCATTTTCATCAGCCCAGTCTATGATTTTATTCATGGCTTTTGTCCCAAGTCCGGAACCTCTTTTTTCTTTCGGAACAACGATAGAGTCAAGATTTACAATTGATTTAGAATATTCGTCACCTGGGGTTCCGGAAGACATCCAAAGATCAATCTCGTATTCATCACTTATGGATTTTGCAAACGGTGACACGACTGCGCTGAGAGCTTGTTTACGATCCCTGTAAGACTCTTTTTCAGATAGGAATTTACGCCATTCGGTTAGTAAACTTTTCACCACTCTTCCTCTTCGTCTTCGTCGTCATACTCTGGCTCTTCAAAAGAACCAAAGCCTTGATCACGCTTTGTTTCGTAGTAAATTTCAGCCTCTTCTGGGGTGCCGGTAGCAAAGTCTGACTCGTCAACACTATACTCCTCTAGTCCCATCTCTTGTGCGTTCATTAGAATATTATACTCTTGCAAGAATGAAGCTGGGATTCTGCCCTTATACCCATATATTCCAACTTCACGGGACAAAGAAAAACTGTCAACATCTAAATCACGACGTTGGCGGTCTCTAAAACTTGAACAAATATAATCATAACACCCTGTGTCGCCAGAAGTAATATCAACATCGTAATCAGGAATCATCAACGCTTTGTCTGGAATTCTCAAAGCTACAACCATGGGATCGCCGCCTACTTTGCGAGAAGTGTGGAATGCGTGATGTAGCGCCTCATCAAAACGGGAAGAAAAGAATACTGCATCAGGATGAGATATTCCTTCGTAGTTTGTTTCTTTCTCGCCAGGAACAAGTCCAAACTTTAAAAGCCCTGGGATATAATCAGTGGTTGTTCCGTGGTACACAATATTTGGAATCTTTCCTCTTAGTGCCCAGCGGGATAACTGCTCATCACCGGCTTCAGTTGGCATATATGTTACACCAGAAGCTCCCAACTCTTTGACTACTTTTTTGACAAGGATGGATGATTTTGGATCCAAAAAGAATGAGCCAACTTTCTCAAGGTGGAGATAGTTTGGACGGCTCCAATTTAATCCACCAACCAGCACGTCGCTACGCTCGGCAGAGTCTAGTATCTGCTTGAGATCATGAACTTCATCCCAATCTTGTTCTACATCCAGTGCTTGATTTATTTCTTCTTTTGTCTCTTCGTCCACTTCATCCTGAAGACGCCAGATGTTTTGGCGGTAAGCTACAATGTTACTGCCTTCTGGGTCGCCCTTGACAAACATCTCAGAGATAATTTTATTCTCGCTAAGGGTTTCTTCATCAAGCGCCTCTAAAATAACATCTTTATACTTTGGAGACATCTCGTCGTGACCAGGGACATCCGCAAGATCAACAAGTTTGTGTTCTGTGTGTTCAAAACTTAATTTAATGTCAGATTCAGGCATCTCTGCTTTATAAAATGTTTCGTCACCAATGCTGTAGAGTTTTACAGGATTTTTGATTCTTAAGTTTGTTTCCTCAAAAACCTCTCTTACTAGACCTTCTTCAAGTGTCTCGCCCTCTACAAGGTGACCACCAGGCAAATCCCAGTGTCCAGGGAAGTTTTCCATTTCTTCGCAGCGTTTGATAAGCAAAATCTGATCACCAGAATACAATACAGCCTTGGCAACCTCTTTCACATCAGGTTTCTCATCGGATATTGATATTTCTATCTGCTCCATGATCATATTCTTAAGGAGCGACTTAACATCTTTAGATTCATTTTTTGATTCACGATCAAGCTTGTACCCTTGTATCTCTAATTCCTTCTCAATAGCGGCGGCTTGTTTGGGAGTAACATCGTATTCTGAATCGTTTCTGATATCTTCTAGCATCTTGGCTACATGATCTCTAATCTTTTTGCTTGCTGGAACTCCAAGTTCTTTTCTGGTAAGAGCTTTCCATAAAAGATCAGCAGCAAAATTCTTCCAAGTCATTTCGCCAGCATATGCTGGATAATTATCAAGAACCTTTATCACAATATCATCAGGCACTGTGTTGCTCAGGATGAAACTATCAACAACGTCAGGTATGAAAATATTACCCTCTTCCTTAAGTTTTTTCAAACTACCAAGAATGTCATATAAAGACTCTTCTGGCAGGCTCGGGGCGTGAATCATGTCTGCTAAAAACTCTGCCGAGTCTGTTCGCAACTTGCCGTCCTCGTCATACAATTCGTCCAAAAGTGAGACAGCGGGGGTGCTGGGGTTTAAGAGTGCTGCCTTGGCAAGTGAATAATCTCCCCAAGTGCCCATTGACTTATGGTATGACCCGACCTGCTTCTTGAGAACATCTTGTGGCATGTTTGGGTTCATCATTGCTTTTTTGAGAACCTCTGGTGAATAGCCCGCTGCACCCTCAGAGACGGCTCTCAAAAACTCAGGAGTAGCTTTCTTTGGATTAGAAAGCATGTGCATTACCACATATTTATCACTGTATTCTTTATTTACCTTGTTCAACAATTCCTTACTAGCGGCATCAAATATCTCTTGAGGAACGTTAGGGTGGGCAAGTATATGCTGTAATATACTGGTTGAAACAAAAGTCTCTTTTCCGGTTTCGGAAACCTTCTTTACAAAGTCATATATTTTTTGTATATGAGGAGTTTCCAAACTCATATTTTTTTGCACAGCATAATCTAAGATATCTAATTTATCATGAATATCAAATTTTGCGCCGGAATCGGGATCTGCGTCAATGTCTGATCCGAACTCCATAACTGACACAAGTGCTCTTTCAACCTTGTCGGCTGGAGCGCCAGGTGAAACTAAAATTCTAAATGCTGATGTTGTTGGGAGTGAATAAATACTATTGTCTATAGTGGCGACGTGATCTAATCCGCCCTTATGCGTAAAGAACCCCTGAGATGCTTCATTCTTGTGGATGATCCCGGCCGAGTTAACATCAATAACAGCGTCATATCCAAGGGCTCGTAAAATACCATTAGACAAAAGGGTAACCTTTTTGTCAGTTGCTATCTCTAATGCCTTAGCCGCTGCCTGAACGTAATCATATACTTTTTCAGACTCTGTGTCTCCGCCGTAATTACGAAAAGAAACCTTGGACAACGTTTCAACGTGTTTAGGATCTTCTAACCAAAACTCGGGAGAAACAAATGATACTCTATCACCCTCCCTAGTGTTAGCCATCATCAGCTTAAGAGAAGCCTTTGACCCAGGAGGTCCAGCAGGCATCTCGTAAACTGGAAATGTATCTTGTGCAAATGCTGGGTATTTTCTGGCAATAGCAGCGTTCATTTCTTCTCTTGACGGGATGTCGCCTGTCATAGCATCATCTCCGAGCCAGAGAACTTTAGCGCCGTCTTTGATTTTCAACAGTTGTGCATATGGTCTTTTGCTGCCAAAGATCTTATTTTTGGAAGCGCGATCAACAATATTCTTTGTCCAATGCCAGCCGTAAATACCAGCAGGAGTATTGTATTTAGTCCCTGGGTTGATGCCTACCTTTTGCACATCTGTGAAACTTACTAAAAAATTAGGGTCTCCAATCGCATTCATGATAGCGTCCCGATCAGGATTGGAACTTATTTTAAGCTCTTCTTCTAGAACCTCTTTGATGAGGCTCCTTATTAGGCTGACAGTTTTAGACTCATTCTTTCCTGGGAGGTTTTTGTACTGTGGGTCATCCTTGGACAGGAGTGGCTGCTTTGTTTCAAATTCTTTGACTATTATGTCCCATTGTTTTTGGACCAATTTCTCAATTACATCAACGTGTTCGTCAAAGTAAGTAAGGAACGTCATGTTCTGTAGGATTTGTTTTTCGCTAGTACTAGGCTCAAAAGCAATAACAACTGCACCCATGGCTTTATAGGTCGGAGCGTTACCACTATATTGCGGGCTCGCAAATGTCTCTGGGTACAGATAGAATTTTATTGAATCTAGCGCATTAAGAGCGGGGGTTACGTCTTCTTTTTCTTTTTCCGGAAGTCCAGCCATGGGAAGCTCTAATTGCTTGTGGGCAGCTTGAGCAGCATCCATAATCTCATCTGATAGAGAATTGATCATAGGCTTGGAGTGTACAGGAGCTAGTTGTACCCCTCTCTTACGCAAGTAGATTGTTGACTTCATATTCTCCCAGTCACGAAGACTCCAGCCGAAAACATCTGCCATTGTTGGAGACTGTGCATATTCAAGTGGTTTTTCTGAGTTACCAGAAGCATCTTTACGGGGCCCTGGGACTGGATAATTGTCTAGCTCAAAGAAAGCTGCGACTGTCAATACACCGGCTCTTGTAAGAGGGGCATCTACTTTAAAGTTCTTTAGTTGTTTGCCAGCGATGATTTCTTCTTCTTCGTCAGTTGTGTCCAGAAGCTCTCCATAAGGAGTCTCTTGCATCCAGCCATCTTCCATCATAGAGTTGATAATGGCTTCCTTGACTTCATCATAAGACTCAACGACATTGGAAACATCTTCTATGAGTTCTCGGGCTCCATCAAGTTGTAATCCCCATGATTCTATCTTTCCGAAAATACGCAATATAGCCTTACCAGTGACACTGCGTTGAATGCCAGCATCCCAATCTTCTATGTGAGCATCAGGTACATACCACTCGCTATCTTCGTAAGCAGCCTCGGCTAAGCTGGCTAAAGTTCTTAGGGGCTCCAAGCGATTGAGAGCCTGAAAGGCTTCTTTTTCGTCTTTGGCTCCAACCATTGGGGCTTTTATCATCCCCTCTTCAAGGTAAAAATCAAACTCAAAGTCAATAGACACATTGACTTCTGGCATCTCATTCCATTCGTCCCAGTCAACACTTATATTTGACCTAACATCTTGGTGATCTAAATATGAATGCTCTAGGTCTAGAATTGCATTCCTGGCTTCATCAACAATTTGTTCAATCCGATCTTCGCCAACAAAATCAATATCATCTTCGTCACCAGATACATCAACTGAATCAGAAGGTCCATACATCTCTAGTGCATCGGAGAGTTCTATGTTTTCCATGCCGATCAAATTATTAAACATGGTGTGTTCAGAACTGTCAGAATATGAACCACCTCTGCGAACAAAGTCTCCAAGCCATAACTTCTCGGAGAAGACGGGATGGCTCTTCTGAATATCTCTTGCCCAGGCAATAACAGTATTCAAGAAACCAGGGACAGGCTTACCATAGATCCGAGTCTCAGGCACGAGTAGTGCTAGCGGTTTGCCTTGGGTTGCTAGTTTTGGATTATCTAAGCGACGAAGGCGAACACGAGCGATGGGCCTGATACCAGAAACGCCACGGTCGCGATCTGCAAATAATTCATGGTCGTCAAGATGTTCCTCTGCTTTTTTATAATCGTCGCCATCAATAAGATAAGCGATAGCACCGGCACGCATAGCATCAGCAATTGCACACTTGAAATAATCATGACCCTCTGAGTGGCATGATGTGATTCCTTCTTGTCCAAAGTCTGACATTCTCAGAACGTCTACTGGATGCTGAGAAATCACAACAGCATATTTGGTATCTAATACGTCCGGATTGCCGAGGAAGTTTGCTTGGAACTTGTTCCACCACTTTTGAACTTTTTCAGGAAGCTCTTTGCCAATGGTTTTTCCAAGTCTTGTTTTTCTTTCCCTTTTTCCGACACGGGTTTCAATTTCTTGAGTTGCGGTGCCGTCTTCAAGGTTGACTTGAATGCCCTTGGCTGCCAAAGGCGTGACAATATAATCGTAAAAATTCTGGATTTCTTCATTATCGGAAGCCATCATAGGAATCAAGACACGCTCTTTGCCGCCAAAGACAGGAGACATTTCCGACTGTTCTAAATCTTTGGCAGCGTCTACGACATAATCGTAAACCTCTGAACTAATCTCATCTAACCTACGGAATGGTTCTCTCTGGTCAGCTAAATACTGATTCCAGCTATGGAGCAAATCTTTCATTAATGTTCCTCACGCCTTTAAAACGACCTTCAATAAATAGGCATCAGAATCAATAAAGGCGGCATTGTCTTTACGGTCGCTGAATACATCGGCTGGCATCTCCCCAATGTCTTTATAACCGGACGTGTCCATGAGTCGGACTTCTACGTCATAAGCCAGCAACGCTTTCACCAACTTCATGGCTTTTTTCTGGGCGTCAGCATCCAACCCCAACAAGACTGGTGTGTCGTTTTTTACGATCTTCCGAAAGAGTCGGCTGTCTTCTCGTAGGGTTGAGCCGAGCAGCGGAATGCTGTTCTCGCCAGCCACAATAGCGTCAAAAACACCCTCAACCAAAGTGACCTCTCGTTCCCAGTCAATCAGCAGTTCGTTGAAGATGATGTCTTTGTTGCCGGGTCCGTTGAGATACGGAGGCCAGACATTAGGATCATATGTGCGGGACGTGAAAAAGTTACAGTAGCCGTCTTCGTCAAATGAAGGGAGGATAATCCTGTTTTTGTATTCCCCGGAAGCGCAGTAGCCGATCTTCCAATAAAGGACGTCTTTCTGTTCAACGGCACGTTTGCGTAAATAGTTTAGGGGCACTCTTGCCGAGGCAGGGTGAGAGCGACCAGTTAGTGTTTGAAACTCATTTGGAAGGTCAATTCGCTGTTTTATTTCCTCTTCTTTCGCAAAGAGGTTGTCTAGGTCGCCTAGCTCAATATCGGCGTCAAATTCCTTCCATCTATGGATGTGACTTATATCGCCCCAACGACGCACTATGCGTCGTAAATTTTTGGTACGCCAGTCACATGTCCAACACTTGGCAACATTCTTATCAATATTGATTGATAGCTTTGGCTTGTGGTGCTGGCAACATCGTGAAGGATAAAGGAGTTCCTTGCCCTGCCGGTGAGGGCGACCAAGGATCTCATCTAGGATTCGCTTCTTTTTGGCTGAGGTTGGATCGTTGAACAATTAGTATCCGAGTTCTTTAAGTTGCCTAATAGTATTATCCACGTCATCTGGATTATGTTTAATGGCAATGCCGCCACCAGCAATAAACTCGTTGATATACTTGTCACGATCATCAATCAGAAGACCTTGCTTGCCCTTGTGGGTTCCGAAGGGCTCTTTGGTATCTGATAGATTGACTAGATTTCTTGGCAATCCCAACTCTCGTTCTACCCAAAGACGCTTACCTTCTCTGGATCCCTCTGCCATGGGTGCTGAAAGAATTTCAATGCCTGGGATGTTTTTTGCATAATCCCATAATTTCTTTCCGCCTTTTTCCCAGCCGAGGTTAGCCCACAATTCTACGTCGTCCTCTACAAGACGATACATAAAATCACGAGTGCGATAGTTTCGGGGGAAACTCTGTTCGGAACTGTCGGGTCTGGCGATGTGCCAGCGGTCAATCTCCACATCCCAGCCGCCAATCTCTTTGGCAGTTGATCTGGCTAACTTGTGTAGTGGATCGTCCGGACTATCCTTGAGGCGTTTCATTTCCTCGTTCATGTATTTAAGCACGCCTGTTTCAAAATCTACAAGCACGCCATCCATGTCCATAAAGACTTGATGATTCATAACGGTACTCCTCCGTATGAATATTATCGCATATATTTTATGGAAGTCAAGAAGTTATTTATCTTTTTTATTGCGAGGCATGTCACGACGGGCATTTTTTTTGCTTTGCATTTCCAATTCGTAACGCTCTCTGGCTTTTCGTAAGATATCATCGTTCTGTTGCTGCTGTCTTGCTTCTTCTTCTTCATCTTCAGGAGTTACTTCGGCTGGTACTGGCCAAGCTGGCTCTTCTTTGTTTCCTGGCGGTAAACCTTCTTCAACCATGCTTATGAGGTCTTCTAGTTTGTTTTGAACATATTTTGCTAAACCAAAGGCATCTGTACTCACATCATCTGCTAATGGACTTCCGGGTTTACGGGCTTCACCAAGAGACTCCAGGGCTTTCAATAAATGACCTAGTGCCTCACTGTTGCTGCCGTAACTGCCACCTTTAGGGCGGGTAAGTCCGCCAACTTCTTCTCTGATGATTTTTGCTAGTTGTGATTTTGTAATCTTCATTTTGTTTGCCCTCAATCTCGCTGTCGGCGGCTTACAATATTTTTAGCCGTCAGTTGCGCTAAGTCAATTCTATCAACACCGGAAAGTTCGGTCAGTCCATTGTCTTCTAGGTATGACCGTACTAAATTTTGTATTTCTGAATTTCTCATTAGCATGTGTAAAACATTGTTTTTTAGAGCCTCTTCGTCAGTGCCGCCAGGGAAGGACTCGCCCCTCCAAGATTTCCCGGTGATATGGCCCCCTAGTTGGTGGGCTAGTTTCACCAGATCATCATATCTATCAGAAACACCGATTTGGTGATGCCGAATTTCTTCTCTAATGATTTGTCGTAGTTGAGACTTGGTGATTTTCATTACTTTACCCTCCGGGTACAATAAATAGTATGTTAATCAACTAAAACTATCTTCTCTGTTAGGAACCCTTTGTTGTCTTTGTTTCTCAAAAGATATTCACCAGCACGGGCAATCACTATGGCGTCTGCCCTGTCGTCAGTTCCCTTCTTGTAGTTTCTTCCGCCACGAGCCATTTCGTACTTGAATGCTGTCTTTTCTTTTTCAATCACAGCTTCAATGACCATCTTCTTTCTTTTTGGTCCCTTTGTTCCACGGGGAAATGACAATCCATACAAAGACCTGGCACTGTTCACATTAATATACGTTGGTTCTAATTCAAACGTATCATAACACATCCATGAAACAATGCCGTTGAATTTGGCTAGTTTCATAATTGTGTCGGCTCTGGACCTTCCAGGGATGAACTTCTTGAGAGCGGTTTCAATAAAAACATGTTCTATGTCATGATCTCTCAATTGCCAGAGTTCTGATCCGATCAGTTCTGCTTTTTGGAATAGGTTGTCTGCCTTTGAGATGTCCCAGTGGTCGCTGAGGATTAGTTGACGATCGTCTATAAGAGCAACACCGACTATTGCGGTGGAAATGTCTAAGCCTAAAATCATACCTTAGTTTACTACAGGTCAAGCTTTAGTTTAAATGTGTATTCGTCAATCTCTTTTTTCATGACGGGGTTCGCAAGCTTTGCTACGCCAATAAGATTTTTGTCTTCGTCAAAGATGCCGATCTGCGTGATGAAAGTTTGCTTTTGAAACTCATCTTCAAAATCACAGTATTGACTTTCTATAGTATTCTTGATAACAAGTTGACGTGGTTCTATATAGCCCTGGCTGCCGGTTATGGTTAGTGATCGCCAATCACCATTTGAAGAACTCAACCAAGTTGGGTTTGTTGAGTTGTTTAGTTGTCCTGGCTGGGCTGTTGCAAACATAGTCATCGTTGGAATCTTTTGTGTACCTTTAAAGGTCACCATGCTAAGACTTGCCGTTGGGAATCCGCCTGCACTACTTGTGCCAGTATACGTCCCGAAATAGGTCCATTTAGGATTGACGTTTGTGGCTGCATTGCCAGTCCCAAGATAATCATCATATGAAGTGGTGTTGATATTTGCGGAAGAAGTTAACAGAATAAACCCTTCATTATACAAAACAACACCAACAATTGACCCACTAGTTGCACCCATTGTTGAAATAAGTTCGCCATTACGCCGAGAGTCTACTGCTTGAGCCATCAAAGACCCTGTATAGTAAAACTTAAGATCTACTGAACCTTTCTCAATTCCAGACTCAAAGAAGATGGAAGGAATCTCTATCATGTTCACGTTGCCGTGATCATACGCATCGGTATATTCATAACTGTCGCTAATATAACGATAGTAGTTCATTGTGTTTTGCAAGGCTATTAGCTTCTTGCGGTTAGTTACGAAAGCGTTTTTCTGTGCTTCTGTTCCCGCCGGAAACGGGTTAGTCGTTGTGTGAAAATATTGACGACTCAAGGAAGCTGTCAAGGGATAAGACCCTGTGATCATTTCGCCGGGTTCCATGTTTTCATATGAGGCAGTTGTTACATTTGGAAAAGATAACCAAAACCCATCTTTGATAATAAATGGGTAGATCAGTTGTTGAACAGTACCGTCGCGATCAACATTATACTCGTATAAACTAATAGAACCTGTGGGAATGTTTCTTCCCATGTTTCTATCATTGTTGATATAGGCTGATCCGCTATAAAAGACAAATTCATATTCCGGACGGGTAACCATCCGATTTATGAATATATCGTCTTGACCGAATTCGTGGAGGTATGACATGCAGCCTCCCGTTAGTAATCTAGTCTAACCCTAAGAGTGTACTCGTCTGCTGGAGTCTTCTTTAGAGGCTCGCTCAATTTGCCGACAGCCAACAACTCATTGTTTGCTCCATAGAGACCAACAGTTGTGATGTAGGAGACTGGATCATCCGTACTCACATCTTTGACTCTAATCTTGCTAGAGTTTAGGTAAGTTGGGTTACTGCTGTAATTGAACTCATTAGATCCTGCACGGCAGAAGTAAATTGTTGAGTTTAGTTCGGTTGTGTTGTTAAAGCTGACATTGCGTACTCTGCGACGAAGTGCGTCGCAGCTAGCACTGATTGCGCCAGAGACCATGAGTTGTGTGGAATTCTGTGCAGCAGGATTCATAGGTCTAGCGGCAGTAGCGATTGGAGTATTGAACACAGAAGACGTAACAACGGCAATACCAGCTTGATAGAATACTAGACCAGCAGCAACTCCTGTTGGCTCTCCATCACTAGAGGCAGCCCATAAGACGTTATATTCGCCTGCTGGTGAGTTTGTCAAAGCATTAGTTGCATTTGTATCAGTTAGAGTAATTAATTCATCGCCTATTGTGGCCGGTGTCAGATCGCTACCAGCATTTAATACTAGCGAGAACCCGCCGCCGTTGACCTTTTGAATCTCATCCTTTGTGAGGAGTCTGGCAAAATTGATGAAATAAACTCCATTCATTCTACTAGAGGCATCAGAAGTACCAAAAGCACCAGAAACATCAAATCTCTGAATATTGCCGTCTGAGTCATACCCACACAACATTTGGGCCATTTCATTGTAAATATCGTTTTTCTGATTGAGTTGTGTAGGGGAAAGAACTTCACCACCGGCTATTCCAGAATATAAACCAACAGTCAAATCTAGAATGTGGTTTGCTGATGAACTTAGATAAGGGTAATCATAAACTGATTGGAACATTCCGTGGGAATAATTCTTTACGTTTTCTTCTGCTCCGAAAGTACCATAGGTTCCGGACAAGATTGTTCCTGTAAGAGGAATTGCTTCATGAAGCTTTGTTCGGTTCTGTTGAACATCTTCGCTTAGTAGTGTCTTAAAACTCGTTGCCATTTGTTATTCCTTCTTATAGTCTATATTTTCTTCAACAACTTCAATGCAATGTCTGTGCGATAGCCAGTTGTGAATCCGGTAACCCTAACGACTGTATCAATTATCCTAACATCGATATCGCCATCGCCAGGGTCTGTTGTACCAGTTGAACCAAGTTGTGTAAAGAGAGCAGTATTCACTTGTAGGTCAAGCGTTGCTCTTAGGTTGAATTTCAAACGTGTTCCGATTCGTCCGGTGGTGTCTGTAGAGCCAATCACTTTACCTGGGCTGCGAAGTCCGTCCTGCGTTTGTTCTGTTTCAAAAGGAAGAAAATAGTCTTCATTAGAGTTCGTGGAGAAATAATAACTCGCTACACTATCATCATCAATAAATGTTGGAGTAGCCAAAGTCCCATCACTAGTTGCTAGTTGCAAGAGTCTGTTATCAACCTCAATAATATACTGAGTTTCCATCAAGCTTCTGTTTGTTTCGGACAAAGATCCCAAAGTTAGTTGAGAAGTGTCCAAGCCTTGATCAAATACAATTTTTGATTCGCTGTCTAATGCACCATCTTGAGATGCTCTATATCCACCAGCAGTAAATGCTGTACCAGTATTGTCCCTAATCGCTGTAGTTGTCGTTGCATCTACGGCAACACTATATCCGCCGGCAGCCTGCGTTGGCGCGCCAAGAGCAGGAAGGTTGTTCAATTTAATAACAGGCAAATACAACAAAGAGTTATCAGCGTAAGTCAAAAGCTTATTCTTCAAAACACTTGTATTATTTGTAAAAGCTTCAAACACAGGAAGCTGGAGAATTCTCAAATCTTCATAACCTGAAGATGTTACTGGGGTATAAAGTGAATAATCAACTTCGTCGTCGCCAAGTGCAAACTTGGAAATTCTAAAGCTGCCATCACCGGCTGCAAGGCGCTTTCTGCCAGCGTCTGTCAAAACAGCGTCTAGGATGATGTCGCCACTATTATCTAAAAATGCCATAACTTTTCCTCTTTATAAACTACACTCGCAGTTCTTATTAAGTAGTATCGTTTTATCAAAATTATTTTTCTTAATCATTACACAATGTATTTTCGTCTTCTTCTTCCGGCGCTTTTTCGTCAAAGGTGAGTTTTATATCAAATTTGCGACCCGTATCTCGGGAGGTCAATCGGAAGACAAATGTGTTGCCTACTACTGGTGATCCATGTACTGATGCTAGGTTTTTTGTGCCCTGTATAACGCCTTCTGAGTCTAGATCAAAAAATGGGAATGTCTGTATATCAGACGCTTCCACTCTCATAAATCTAGCGAAGCGGCGGGTGGGCATCTGTGTTGAAATCGGTGTATATTGAAACAACTCTATTTCGGGTATAAATAACCCTTTTTCGTACACCAGTCGCACTCTATAAATTGGAGCCGGCAAAGATGGATTACCGTGATTATCCTCTACATAGCAGGTGTAATAATAATAAGTGTTAGTTTCTAAAGTATCCAACACATCAAATGAAACAACTGTTTCAACATTTTCTTCTGGGTCAAGTGACAGCGTTCGTATTCCTCCGCTGGCAAAAGATGCATATAGATCATTATAACTTGGTACGGTAAAATCTAATGCTCGCGCTCTCAAGAGAATAACTTTTTGTATTTCTTCTATGCCTTCGTTTTTATATTCTAGATGCCCTGGTCTAAGGTCGTAATTTTCAAACTGCCTCTGGTATTGGTATAGTGCTTGGATTTTTTCTGCATTTTGTCCAACATTTATAAATTCAAGCGCATGATCGCCTGTGTAGTTTCCAGTACCAAGTTGAGTGTTTATTTTAATTTGTCTAAAATTGTCCAATAAAGGAAGGACTTGAATATCCGGGGCACAGGGAGGGTGAGACATAATATTTACGATCGGATAGCTGATACATCTTGCAACCCTTGGGTCTTGTGGGTCCTCAAAAAATGTGCCATAAATTGGAACCTCTAATACTTGAACAACAGGTTTCTCATATGAGCGGATATCATAAGTAACCAATGCTGGGTTCATCGTGTTTGGAATCTCTTGAGGGTCATTTGTGAGGAGCGACAACGGCTCGTCGGCATCAATAACCAAAACCTCACATTGCGTACCGACAACAAGCCTAAACTCACTCAACTCATAACGGTATTTAGTGTCGTATTTCACTTGCGTATCAACATAGGTTATAGTTTGAGACTCTCCTGTGTTGGCAAACAAAATATCTTGAATTTTTGTACCTTCCTGATTATACTTGGATAATCTGTATCCCAAAGATTCAGATGGAGACTCTGTGTCTTTACCGAGGTAATTGAAGTAATTCAATACTTTTGGTTTTATTGTGGAACGAGAATTTAATAAAGCGCGTTGAAGATTCTCTTTTTGAGAATTTGTCAACCGAAATCTTGTTATTGGTTCTATTCCTTTTTCCGATACCACCAAAGATTCAATAACTTCGTCATTCATTCCAAATTCTAGTGCTTCAAAAATACTTGTTGATCGGAAAGGTTTTGTTCCTAAATTAGTAGTTGATATAGAAAACCCATTACCGTCCTCATTGGTAACAACATAATCTGTAAATACTTGATAGGATTGTTCTGCTCCTTCGCTTGCTCGCAAAGATTCTAGAACGGCTGAACTTACTTTGTTTTCTTCAATTATCTTTCCAACGTCTCCTTGGTCAGAAGTGGCAAACGAAGGCTGTATATACATTGGAAAGAATTTCTTTTTCTCTTCTAGTTTCTTTAGTATTCCGATCTCTGTTGCTGGGAACATAACGGATTTCAAAGATCTGTCAATTGTTATTTTCTGTTCAGCAGTAAGATCGCATGTTGCTTTATGTGAATACACATCAAGATAATCTCTAAGACTTGTGTCGTTTAGAAGGTTTTGATTTTCGGGAATATTGCCCTCTAAAGTCGCTGAGACTGCATACTCTTTTTGCAAAGTATTGCCGGCAACTGGGTTACCTTGCCAGGCAGGGCTCAACCTTAGTCCGTCATTGTCAATAATCGCGGACGTAAACAAATCATAGATATACATACTTGGCTGTACATTTTCAGGTATATTTGATCCACTAACTGTTTTTTCATAGTTTTTATCATAGAAAAGATACTCTGGATTAATCTGAGAAAATCCTATAGCCCGAGGAGGACCCTCATCCAAATCTAGAAAAGCGTGTGTCTCTAGTCGTGTGACATATGGTGTTTCCACAGTAAACTTTACAAAATCATACACTGTTTTCTTGCTCTTGGGGGATGTCTTCAGAAGATTTAAGATATATTCTTCACCCAAAACACTCTTCACTGCATTATACAGAGCAACCCTATCTTGATATATTTCTGTACCAAGTCCGGCAAACAAATACATTGTTCCAAATTGAAAAGATTTACCTAGATTTGGGAAGGCAGCCGCACCAAACGTTGAGAACTCAGCCTCAAGTCCTGTCACACGCTGTTGAAGCCTCGCTATCTCCCTTTCGTTTTCCTCGGATGGGTTTTCCAGTTGCTCTAGTGCAATTTCCCGTTGGCGTTCAATCAGGGTGTCTATCTCTTCTTGTATACTGGCACGTGTTTCTCTAAATCTTAGCATTTTATATGCATGTTCATGAAGTGGCTCATCAACTTTAGCAGTAGCAATTATTGCCCCATAAAAAGCCAAAGACCCTTCTGTTATCTCTCCGTCCTCATAGGTGAGTATTGTAGATAATTGCTGAGTTATTTGTTCTCGCGAGTCGCTTAATATCCTCTCTATGGTTTCGGCTCTCAATTTAGAAAGTACCCCTGGGAGCCTGATAACCCCTCCCATGCCGTCTGTGGCTAGATAATCATTTGAGCGAATTTGAGATAAGCTGTACCCCTCCCTCTCAGCAGTGGGGTTGTTACGGATAGCAACGAGCCACTCATCCATTTGTTTTTGATCTGGCATTAGTGCAATATCTTGATTATCCTCACTCCAGCCACCCAAGGACCAGCGTATATTAGACCCATATGATTCAGCCGAAGCCTGAAGAGATGGATCATAACGGAGCGGCTTGATATATCCCTTGCGATTATAAAACCGTGAAATAGGTTCGCGAGCGGCAATTGGCGGTAATATGCGTATTTTTCTGTTAAAGGTCATTTTTACATTGGCCCTTTATATCCGGTGACAAAACCATATGCCGGGGCTTCTTCTTTTACTTCAGGGTCGTCAAAATAACCTTCGGGATATTTCTCTGGATTTTCTTCTTCTGGCTGATCTGTTTCTCCCAGTCCGAGTAAAAAGTACTCATTATACATTGGCAATTCTAAAGTTTCCTTACGTTCAAAATACTCTTGCACTAAATCTAAAACAGGTTTTTTGTAATGACTCAGTATCTTAATGTAGTCCAAAGGAGACATTAGTCTAACACGACATAGTAGATTTTGTTGAATTTTTACTGCATCTGCTATTTTCCTTTGTGAAAGAAGACGCCATTGAGGTAGCTTAGTTTTCTCCAGGCGACTATTATCAACAGGGCTAACAGTCAAAACATCTGCTGAAAACTCTGTCTCTTCTGCCAGATTGTTGAATCCGTCCAAATATTCTATCCTTGCTATTTGTTTGTAGTTTAGCCAAAATGTCAAAAACTTAGCATATATTTTGGTTGGATCATAGGTGGCTGGATATGGTGGCTCATTTGGATCATTTTTTGAAAAACTGATGAGCATATTTTCTTCACGAGTTGTGTTACCTGGGTCTTGGTCTGACAAGATTGGACGGCAAGCATCAAACTGAATTCTCTCATTCCCGAACCTATTTGATTGTTGGGTTGTTGCTATAATCATTGCGCTCTTAACTTGATTAGGCAAATTTGCCACAGGTGTATCCTGTAAGACAAACGTAAGACTTTCATCTGTAAGCCCTATCATTGTAACAAACTCTTTCAAAGAATTGAAAGGAATATCTTCATATCTAATAAACCTTGGATCTATATCACTGTCTACAGTCAGTTCTCCAAAAATAGCAAATGGTAACTTGATAGGTCTCTTTATAAGTCTTCTTTGTTCGCGAGAAGCTGCTTCATTACCTGGGCGCTTAGAAGCTGATGTGTCTGACAAAGAGCTATTGGCATTTTCCATGTAAGTCAAAACAGATGGGTCTGTATTATTAGCACCACCAATTATTGAAGGTATAGCCAGAGGACCATTGCGGAAAATAAACATACCAGACCCAGGTGTTGCGTTTTCTGTGGTAGGAGGAAATTTTCCTGTACTTATCTTGGGAGGGTTGTATTGTGGTGTTGGAGTTGAGCTAAATTCTACACAATGTTGTTCCTCTAAAGCTTTCATAACAGACTCATAAAGAATATTATTTGGTGTCTGATGTGGGTCATCATCTACTATCACAGGGTTTATTTGACGATTATCTACTGAAAATTTCATGTTTGAAATATCGGCAAACAATTGAGCATATTCGTTCAGGTCATAACGCACCGTGGGCCTGACAGAACTACCAGCAGCCGGAACATACATTGTATTTCTGCCTGGTGTTCTGATAACATTTGACGTCATATAAGCATATGCTGGTCCCATATATGATTCTATAGGTGCTATATCCCTATCATCAATAGATGAGAAATATTTTTCAAATTCTGCCATTACTCTGTTTTCATATTCTGTCAAAGAAATTCTTGAAAGACCAAACTGTTCTCTGTTACGCTCGCGAACAAAAACATAATCAGTACCATAATCTAGAGACTCTCCTTTTGGCACCGGCTTATTGAATATTGTTTTGTCTGTAATCAAAGGAACTTTACGCTGGCAAAATCCCCTGCGCTGAAGTTTAGAGTCTTGATCAAAAGCCAATCCACGACCGAGGGGATCATTCGGGAAAATCTCTGTCAATTTACGATAGATAATCTGGATCCCAACGTCCATAAGTTTTTCCAGATCTTTAATAACCAACGGATCAATAAGTCCATTGTTTTTACTAAACTCATCTCTAAAGAAAAGTGCAATGTTTATTCTGTCGCCCTCAAACGCGAACGGGTTCAAGTCATCCAACAACTCTTGGTATTCAAAAGCAGCCTTGAGAAGGACGCTATCAAACATTTGAGCTTCGCCATCTATAATGCCCTTGATTCTATTTAGAGGAACATTTAGGGTCATTCTTTTTGGATTATACAAGTCTCTGCCATCACTTACTACTCCCCCAGAATATCCGCCGGGAGTTGGCACTGAATTGACTATTGTGTCAAAGATGTCTGACACTGTAGTTTTTCTTGCTAGCAAATATTTGATCATATTTCTCATAAAAATTGGTGCGCCATCATAAACAACATATTCAGCGCCATAAACAAAATTTGCATTTATTTGTGAGCCTTTGTGTCCACCGTATTTTTGAAATTTGCCAAATTGATCTTTGCCTTCAAAGAATATTATCTTGTTTTGTACACCGTCAGAGTTTTCAGGTGTCAAATAAACATTTGGAACTGGTGTAGCTTCGCCAACAACCTTTTCTGGAAATGTTGTATCTGGACCGGTTTCTACTGCTCGTCCTGAAGTATCCAAGTCATTGACGGCTCGGGTGGCGTCTTTAGATACCGATCGGCGAATCACGTTCATCCTTAACACTTTAGAAGGCTCTGAGTCTGGGTCTTCCATCAATCCTGTGCCATTGATCAATTGTGTTGATATTTTTTTACTTCTATACAGAAACGGAAAATAACTATTCTTTGCCAGACAAGACTCTATATCAAAAGCGAACATAAAGCGATTATTTTCATCACTATCTTTTGCAATCCAGAAATCAGAAAAGTAATTGTCTTTTTTGATAATCTTTCTAATTTCAGGCTTGGAGTCTAAAATTGTTCTTGAGAGAGAACCATATACTCTATCAAATACAGAATTTACTCTTTCTATGAAGACATTTTGTGGGCTTAGATCTATACGTTGGAAAATTATTGCTTGGGGCGCACGGACAGTGGTCATGTCAGTATAGTCACCATCTTGTAATTGGGGTCCGGGGCCTCTTAGTGGGTTTGAGCGTGTTATTCTTGGCCAAGCATATCTATCACCAATCACAGTCGCAGTCCTGGCAGCAGACATCCCAGTCACTAAAGATATCTCTGGAAGCTCAAAGTTATCCCCAGGTGGGGCAAAGTCGGCGTCATAAACGAACATGTAAAAAGTTAATTGTTCTAAATCACCTTCGGTCAATCCTGAAAAATCAAACACTACAGGATCTAAGTGAACCCTTTGCATGTTGTGTGTAGGGTTTCGTGTTATTTGTTCAATTGATGTTTCAGACCAAAAGCGAGACCTTCCACTTTCTTCATCAAACTCAATTAACTCAACGTCACTAAGTGATCTTCCAGTCCCAACATTTGTATCAACAGCAGAACGACGTATAATTTCGCCATCCTCGTTTCTTGGCATATGATCTAGCACAGGCACATCATAATAGATTGTACCTTCCATCACACCAGAATTTGAAAATTGATTTCTGAACATTTGAGGAATTAAGGTTCTTTGGGTGGAATATGGCGACATTGGCTGAGATTCATTGAAGACATAACCGCCTACCCCTAAACTTTCCTGTAAAAATTCAACATACTCATCCGAAGGGTACTCTTCGTTGAACCCATCTACGCGATGGGTGTTTGACATTAGAAGATATTCATTTACTCTTTGTGTCGCGAAATCTATAAGTTGTGATGATTTTTTACTATAGGAAGCAACTATCCGAATACGAAGACCTTCTAATTCCTCATCCATTTCTGCCACCCTAGACACTGACTGGACCAAAGAAGCATTCACAATCCCCATTCTCTTTACTGAATTGGGGTCTTCCTCTTTCCTACTCACCTCAAGTGTGATGGATCCAAAGTCTAGATTTTTAATTGATCTTAATAACATATCTTATCCTACACTACTAAACTTCATTCGTAACAACCTTGCAGATATTACCAGGGTTTCTGTCAATGTTGTTTTTATAAATTGTTGAATTGGAAGGCATCTCAACCCCTGGTACCTCTTGGTCTAATAAAATATTGAAATAATATTCTACGTAGGTGTCATCTAAGACCGGGAAGCCGGCTAAAATATCTTCGCTGTTACCACCGATTGTTTGCGCTAAAACGGCGGGTGTTGTCTGGTTCCTTAAATTCTCAGCATTGATTGAATGGGTATTGATAAAAGACAAGGCTTGCATCTCACTACCTCCTTTGGGGTCTAATTTGAACACTTCTAGATCATAGTTCCCATTCACGCTGAAGATTGTATTCAATTCTTGTATGTCTAATGTTATGTTTTGATTTTCCAACAAATCATATCGTACCGATGATCCGCTTTGCTCTACAGAATAAGCAACATACAAAGACGCAGACACGACAGGCAACGTATTATTAGCCATATATTCCGGATGTTCGTTTAGGTCTTTATCACTATTGTTAGTTACGCGAATGTCCCAAGAGGGGGCGAAATCAGAAAATTGATTATTCCGCCCAAGGAATCTATTGTAAGTTGCACAATAAGCCTTGTATTTATCAAAATATGTCTCATAGTTGGCGCTGGTTCTAGAACTAATCGGTCTAGATGATGATGAAAATTTAGTCCATGGTCTCGTGCGTGGTGTTGTATTCTTTATTCTCTCAACTATTTGATTTTGTGTTTCTGATTTTCCGCCAAAGGCTCCATCATACAATACACCTGTGTCATAAAAAGCGTAATATGATGGATTAAACTTGCCCTCTGAGAGCTTCTGCCTCCCGTAAGGTGTCAACTCTATTTGGATGACTTCTTGTTTTTGATCAAAGAACTTAACCATATCTTAAGTATCACTCCGGACGGTTTTGTGTCAATCCTCTAAGATCAACGCCGGGCGAATCAATAACTCCAGAACCTGCTCTTGCTTCTTCTGCTGCTCGTTCAAGCTCACGAGTAGTTGCCCTACCCTCTTCTTGATACTCTTCTAATTCTGATTTTAGTTCGGGACGGAAACCAACTTTTGTATTTATTTTGCCCAATTCTAGAACAGAACAGTAATCATAAGGCCAATTGTATGTCGGATCACCCAAGTGATGCTTCAGCATGTAAATGCTCTTAGAAAAATTATCTCGGTCAGCAAGGAGTCTGGAGGCTGTCCTTTCATCCATCCCTTCGTTTATGAAAGATTGACGAATACTATCATAAGTAAACGCCTTGTCGCCCTCTACTTCTTCTACGACCATTTGAGTATAAGAAGGTATGCCTCGCTCTTTAACCTTGAAGACAAGCCACTTGATATCTGGGAAAAACCCTAAGCGGTCTGGGTGCTTAGCAATATCCAACAAATCATAACGAGGGTGACCATCTCGTTCAGCCCCCAAAGCCAACTGTTCTTTCAGCACTTCTGGGAAAACAGTTGGTTCAGCCTCTACATTATCTCCAGGCATATAATGATCTATTGCTGATAGACTTTGGCGGAACTTGGTTGAAAGTTCTGGCATTACCCCTTGCCATATATCTGACAAATCTTGACGGGTTAAGGAAACTTTATGCTCCATCAGGTAAACGACTGGTGTTTGTGTCATTTCTTCCCCCTCTAAAATAGAGTCGTAATCATCGCCGCCAAATGGATTAATGAGATCTGGAATTGTTGGGTACCCCTTTGGTACCATTCCCATAAGTTTTCTTGCGAGAGCAGGGGGTAGAGAAAATTTAGTAAACTGCTTCCTAAACTGTTTCACTTTTGGTCCTAGCTTGTCGGCAGGTCCCTGAAGAGTTATAAGCCTTGGTTCATTGAGTTTGGGATCAATATAAAAAGGAAGCGCCAAAATAGCCTCTGATATACTCTTCTCGTTGTCGGGAGCTAGTTCGCCAAGACGCTTTGCTCTAGACATATCAAACCCGGAGCGGATGATTTCTTCTGAATCAAAGCCACAAAGGTCCGCAAGGGAACGAACTGTCCTGTTCGCCTCAAGGACAAAATCTGGTACTTTTTTCACATATTTGTATACTCTCTCAACATCTCCAGTAGATCCATCAGGAGTACCGATGGCAACCAAGTCATATTCTTCACTTTCACCTGTTGGGATATCCTTAATGTAGAGATAGGATCCTTGGTTAGTTTGAGGCATCACTCCGTATTGGTGCCACATACCCTGAGCGGATGATGTATACATCCCAACATTGACCGATGAAGAATAAGCATATTGGTCTGTTGGTCCGGAACGATCAGGGAAATCCAAAGTTGGGCATTCCCATTTTGGCATGATTACCCATTTGTTGGGGTCAGATGACTTATATGTGCCGCCGTGGTCAGTAGGGAATTCATTGCCGATACTAATTGATGCATCAATGTCCATTCTGTTTTGCCAGGCTCTATTCCAACCATAATCAGGAGTACCAGTTGTAGAGGTAGCCACGCCGTCACGATCAACAAAGGACCCAGAAGTAAAATCATAAAAGCTACTACTAGCGTTCAAGAACTGAACAAAGACTTCTCCTCTGTCATTGTTAATGATTTCGTCTAGTGTGTAAGAATCCTTGCCACCATCTGGCATAAAGGTTATACGAACTAACGAAGGTCCATAATAATGAGGGGGCGTAAATGGAGCGAACTCGCCGCGGTGACGGGGCCATGATAATGGCTTGGGTATTTGATTAGCTGTCAGAGTCTCCCAGGCGGCAGACCCAGTAGCTGTTGGGATCCCGTAAGCATATGGGTTACTGTAGAAATTGAACTCCTCGGTCTTCATTAGCCCAATTTCCATCATATAGGCAGCGTCCTTTTGGACATCAACTGTCCTAACTGGTGCAGAAACTTCCCCTTCGCTGGAAGCTGGCTTGCCAAACTGAGATACAAACTTGGCTAAATACCCATCCGAGCCGTATTTGTTTTCTTTCTTGCTCAAGAAAAACTTGGGAACGTTTGCTAGGAAGTTAGAGACAGCCTTCTTGTAAAGAGTGTCGTCTAGTCCCTTGGGAGTAATAGATCCGCTGACATCCAAGTAAAGCAACTGATTCAAATCAGAAAGAACTGTTGGTTGTTCATATCCCTCTTCTAGTGCAGCGGCGGGATCTAGAATGGTCTCAAAAGGTAGTCTGTCTGCCCAGAAAAACTTATTGACCTCGGCAGAACTCCACTCCGCATCTTCTCTATTTCTTCGTTTGTTTCCGGGGATTGATCCTGCACCTGTTGTGGCGCTGCTAAGTGATCCGCTTAGGCAACCACGAAGAGTATCATAGTGCAATGCTGCAAGGGGGAAGTATTGATCTGCATTTCTTTCGGCTCGGCGGATTGGATAATCTACAGCAACACCAGATTTGATGGAGTTATACATGATACCTGGGGCAAAGAATGGTCGCAATAAGGATCTCCAAGCCGGGGTAGTGCCGGCAGAACTACCAGCATATACAGCGTTTGATGAGTAGGCTGTTCGGAACAAGGCAGCAATATCCAGAGTCCTATCAACAGGATAGAAGCCACTGTAAGGCAAGAGCTTGACAATTGCTTCAGACTCTAGCTCAAAATGTCGGGGATAATCATTGAATATAAAATTACGATCACCTTCGTCAGTAGGCATGAAATCTTCCAAGAACTCAATATCATCGGTTTGAGCAAATCTTTCATAGAAGTTTGGATTGGTTCCGTCAAAATTGCTGGTGTTAGATCCTGTTATTTCAAGACTTGCTGATATGACTGCAAATAACGATCCTTCGTTTTGATATTGTTCTATGTGCTCGCTGATTCTGAACTCTGGTAAGATTGTGTGGTCTTTGCCGACAAGTCTAATATCTGAAACATAATCTTCATATGAGCCGTAGAATGGATATGTTGCTGGTGCGAGTTGTCCCCTTCTTGGTCCATCAACATAACGACGGTCGCGACCGGCAGTCCAGGCTGGTCTTGTGTAAGCGGAACCGGGTGAGCGAGGCTCTGGCAGTTCTCCCGAAAACGCAGTTCCGGCAGCAACACCACCAGCAAACGCCACTTGGGTGCATTGTCCGCCAGAAATTCCTGTACCTGTAATTGCCTGCCCATTCATTGCCACACCTGCGACATCTGCTACGATCTGCATCACAGCACCAACAGCACCTGGGTCTACTGGTGTTACATCAATCTCTGCATTTGATTTGCACAAAGAAACAGAAGTATAGATGGCATTTATAACATCGTTTGTAGTACTAACGCCGCTACAACCTATGAAATAAGATGTTGCATTAACTCTCAACCCTGCATCGCTTGGCAGTTTGGTCTGGTCAAATGTGAATGTCACAGCAGTAGTGGTTGTTGTAATTATGATTGTTTGTCCGTCCAAAATGCTCGCAACTGTCTCAACGGCTGTAATTGATGCAGTTGCCGGCACGGCTGGAGTTGCGTATGACACAGTTGTGGTTACTGGAATATTGTACACATATTGTGCTGAGTTTATGTTTGCGGCAGCATAAGAAGCTGTCCCGTCGCGGAAAGAAGCATTGGTCACCTTATCATTAATCGTTCCATAATGGGTCATCATTAGTTCGCCGCAAGGCATTGTTGCCGCATCGGCAAAAACTACAGGAACAGAAGCTGTCAAAATCGTGACCAAAGATCCTGTAGAGTCAGAATACAAATATGAATCAAGTGGCCACATAGACCCAGAACCATTCCCAGAGCCAATTGGAGCCGATGCATCAAGTGAGTTATAAGGCTTTTGTTCTGATGCTTGCACTGTGTACCCTTGGGAGGTTACAAAAGGTGTCTCAACTCTTGGTAGCTGACGAACGTATGTTAGCTTATTTGCGGCAGAGCGCAAGTCAGCATATGTACTGAAAGATGAAACATCATAACTTGATACAGCTATGTCACTCCTCCAGAAATCATTAATAAATGACAACCTAGCTCTGGAGCCGGAGAAATATGTATAAATCTCTTTAGGATAAATTGTCTCAGGATATGAGAACACCTTGATAAGATCTGCACCGTTGGCAACTCGTGGTGTTGGTGGTACAAATTGATCTCTTAGTATTTCATAAGGTCTTTTTATTTTCCCGTAAGAAAACTTAATGCCGCCGTTTATTTGTCTGTTTAGTTCTCTGTTTGCAAAGCCCATCAACTCGTTACCATAACTGTATTTCATGCTTACAGTTATTTTCTCACCCAATGTTTTTGCTGGTGTCCCGAGCGGGGTTTTGATTTGGTGAATTAAAGGCTTGTATCTAGAAGTGACCGGTGCTTCTCTAAGAGAGACAGAATAATAATAATTTGACGTGTTGCCTTTTCTATCCGTCACTTGTCTTGAGGAAGTTGAATTACTAAACGAATTCATAGGCAACCCAGTGCCCTGTTCTACTGTTTCTTGAACTTGTGGCAGAACATTGTAAGTGTTTTTCTGAGTATAGAACTTCGCATAAGGGTCTGTTCCATTGCTAATCTGCTTCCATGGTACAAAATCGCGATTCTTAGACCACTTAAACTTCTTTGTATAAGCTAAATCAAAAATCAGGGCAGAGTCCCAACTAGAAACAGCATTGAGGCTCTGAGTCACAAATGAAATATTTTCTGGATAACGAGACCGTAGAGCAACATATTGTCCATATATAGCAGAATTGTCCGAACCAGAAATATAAGAAGTCCATTGAGATCTGTCAGCAGCAGGCAACGCTCTTGTTACATAACCATTATCAAACGTACTGCCAGTAATAACAGTAGTCGTTGGGAACGTAGTGCCAATCATCAACTGATTCACACGGTTCATTGGTGTTTTATGTATAGAGGGTATTACTGAACTTCCTGTTTCAAACCCTCCAAACGTTGAGTGCTTCTTAAGGTTTTCATTATGTGGCAGTCTTACTGCCATATTTCTGAAGGGCAGTGCATTGTTGGGAGAGAACTGATCAGAGTTCACATCCCTAAATTGTTGTTTAGAGTCTTGCTTGGAGCCGGGTGCAGCAAATCGGTCAGTGAAGATTGTTTCATTTATTCTTCGTGAAGGTATCTGCCGTGGTGCAGGATAGTCTGCTGAGCCCGTTAGTCCAAGGGCTCTTCGGGCTGGTGTTGTTAGGAATGCTGTCGGCGCACTATAAGCATAATGACTGTTGTTGAAAACAAAGTCCATATTTGTGTCTGCGCGGTTGTTCCCTTGAACAACTTCATAATATTTTGAATAGTTTCCGACTTTTCTGACGCCATCAGTTACTTGATGGTCAGAGATGACTGTTTTGATGTTTGCAATATTCAAAGGCGACTTGGAAGCCAAACCTCTTAGGTATTGACCTTTGGGCTTGTTTTCTATCGTCAAGGTTGTTATAGAGCCAGTCCCGCTAGCAATCTCTAAGCTGTATTCTTCGGCGCGATCTACTGTTCTAAATGGTGCGTTATGACGTGCTTGAATACCACCAACCCACCTTTCAGCGAATGGACCCTGCATGGGAACACTTTGACGATAAGGAAGAACACTGTCTTCGTGGATATTGGTTAGTGATATGCCAGTAAGTCCGGAACTGTTGAGTCCAGCATTATATCCTGATACGATACTAGAACTTACCGCCGTAAACGGAGTAATCTGACTACCCTTGTAGAGATTGCCGTCTTTGGTTGCTCGGAAAGCTACTTTTTTCTTTTCATTCGGAACATCTTCATCTGTACAATCTGGAAATGCTTCAAATCTGTCAAAAGTTAAATCACGGAATCGGCGCTTCTTGTTGAGGTACTGATTGATACCGCCATAATAAGGAGGTATTAGTTTGGCGGAAATACAAACAATAGAGTTTGCACCCCTTTGAGTGGCTTTCTGATCTGTAGCAACAGTATGAGGAGGTCCAATTTCTCTGGACCATGCGTTTAAAACAGCATTTCTGGTTGCTAATATTCCATCAGAATCCGCAACAAGTGGTGGTACGTCTCTCTCGGCTCTTGTCTGCCACCAAACACAATTTTCATTTTGATTGCCGCTTACTGGGTGGTGATTTTTTGCCCAACCGGGAATATCCAAACATATTGTGCCTCTTGGTGCGCCGAGGAGCCCGCCAGGTCCACCAGGGTGTCGGTCTCTTAGTATTGAGATCTTGTGTTGAATTTTCGGACGCTCAAGAACGTGGTTCTCAACAATTTTACGAACATCAGATGCGTGGCGAGCAGATTCAGGGAAAAACTCTTCAATCACCTGACTCATTGAAGTGTCTAGCCACTTGAAATAATCAATGTATTTTTCTAAGTCAGGAATATCGTTTCTTACCTTGCGGAAGAATATCTCTCTAACTTTTTCCATTCGCTTATAATTTAAACGATACTTGTTTACTGGTTCACCAATGAGGTTGTTAAAGTCTTCAATGCTAGCAAACAATTCAAGCATCCTGTTGGAGATGCTGCGATACATGGATCGTTCTACAGCAAAATAGAATGTCTCAGGTCTCGTATAAATTCCGAAAGTCTGCTCATCAGAATTGAGAGCTTGAACCATCTCTTCGCCGCCAACATATTCAGGCACCTGAAGTTTACTGGTATGGATATAAGCTTTTCGGACTGGTGTTGAACTAGCCGCAAAGAAATCACCACGTCCAGAATGTTGTCGTAAGTTAATATTACTGAACATTGCTTTCTGGTATTGACTTGGGTAATCCGCTGCGACGGAACCAGAAGAGAAATCTTGAACAACAAAGCGACCAGAGGCGTCGCTTCCTGTAATATTTCCGAAGTCCCAGTTTAGGGCAAGTGTTTGAATGCGGGGTATATAAACATTTGGATTCTGAGCTTGGAAAGAATAAGCATTTCTATATGGACGGAGGCGTCCGTGAGTATCTGCTTCCTTAGCTTGAAGGTCTAGCGTTCCAGATGGGAAATAATCTGTCCAAAATCTAACACTAGAGGCACGGACATCTGTTTTTTCTAACGTGCTGCCTGTAAAGTTTGTCCTGTGAGCACCAACATAAATTCTCTTATTTGACTCTATGATTGGTGCAGCATCATTATAAGTCATAGATGCGCTGGCTAGGAAGCTATTTCTTTTAACTCCTGTATCATAATTTACACCGTAAAGTTCCAGGGTGTAGCCGTCTGTTGATACTGATGCGCCATTGATTGCATCTGTAAAAGGATATTTTGTAGGGCGTAGAGATAAAGTAAAGTTCCACTTTTGATTATCATATACGTCATTGAATATAGAACTTGATAAAAGTGTCGTGCCGGCCCGATTCTTGACAACAAAATAAGCATCTCTGACCCGGTAATTTGGTGAATAAACTTTAGGATATTCCCCTGGAGACCTGATTGCATATACTTGAAGTCCGTGGTCATTCCCCGCAGTCTGCCATGTCATATCCGTGGAGGTTTGATCTGTATCAAAAGGCGTGTGGAAACCCATCAAAGAAGAAGTCAAAACCCTTGGCATTTCGTAAGGCAACAATTCGGGATTATCTTTGTCTGGAAAAACTATTTCACTCTGTAAAGAAAAGGCAAATTCTTCAAGGTTCAATGACCCTGTTACAAACCCTTTAGAATTAGTATTAGAAGCGTCGGGATACTGATAAACACTCGCCTTTACATCCCCCTGGTTTAAAAGTCCCGTAAAGTCTGCGAACTTTTTAGTACTCATCGTAGAGATATAATTGCTCTTAACTTCAAAGTCTGAATTATCAGGATACGTGTTGAGAGCTATGACTTCTTCACCCACACCCAAACAACGAATGAAGTTTCTAATTGATTTTTCAGTACCCTTAGACTTTAGAATAAAACTAAGGTTGTTGTAGATGTTTTTATAAATTGAATTTTTAACTTCTATGAGTCTCTGTTCAAAATTTATCTGCTCATCTCTTTGTAAGAATTGTTGTAAAGTGCCGGCATTTTGGAAGAATTCGGGCATTTCCAAACCCATTGATTCTACTAGGCGGTCATTATAAGGATACTCATTGATTGAGCCAGTGGCGCTGCCACTAATATATTTTACATGACGAAGCTCTTTAAGTGCGGTCAATTGATTATAAAGAGTGTCAAAATAGCTGGAAAGTATTTGTGTGACACTTACAATCTCATTTTCACCGTTTTCTTCCTCTTCAATTATCCAATTAGGAAGATGATTCAACAAGCGAGAGTTGTTATTATAATCATAATTGCTGCCGGTTAAAACATATGCAGCCTTCGTGTCTACATAAAGCGGGTTGGAAGTTCTGATGATCGGGTCACCAACTTCTCTTACCGATTCTAATTCAAGTGAATCAACTGCTGAGGCTGTGTTTCTGCTGTGAGTTGTATTATATCCTGTAAAGGCACCATTAGATAAACGACCGGAATAATCCAAACATATACTGTCAATGCTCGCGGTCTGAGTAATGCCTTCGTTGAATTTTAGATAAACACCCAATCCAACATTTGCGTCATATTTGTCTGTACCACCGCCAACGCTATCAAACCAATATCTTCCTATCTGTTCATCGTTGCGATTAGTCTTCCAAAATCTAAATTCGTCAACAGACGCTGATAACTTTCCGTACCCCTGGGCGGCACCTGGCAGTCCTGATATGTCTGTTCTAAGAGCACCAATGTTACCAATCATTGAACCAGTGACTAAACCAATTTCCGCAGACACAGCAGGCGGAATAGCTGTTTGAACACAGGCACCATTTACAAAAAAGTCAATTGTAGGACTGGACCCAGAAGTATTAAATACAAATGAGAAGTTTCGGAAAACTCCGTCTGAAATACTTATACCACCTGTTGTCGGGACTGGAATTCCATCAAAACCGTGGGAACCGGATTTCATTGTTACATAAAATCTATCCTCTGTCCCTTGTCTTAGTTCAATTCTCAATCTGCCGTATTGAGCAGATGTGGTTGCAGCACCATTCCAAAGGTCAAAAATAACTTGACGCTCTGATGATGTTGAGGCATCAATTTCCGAGTTCTTCTTTAGGAAGAATTCAACTGAACTACCGCTTGGACCGCCGAATTCTAGATTGGAAGTTCTGTTTTTAGATTCTTTATAAATGGATCCTGAATGGGGTCCGCCTTTGATTTGGATATATTCTGCTGAGGATGAGTAATATCCAGAAGCGTGTGAGCTTATGGCTCCATAATCTGCGCCAATAGTGACATATCCTGTAGAAGTTGGATATACATCTTCAAGGATATATTTCTCTAAAGGGTTGATTTTATTATAAAAGCCGACTCTTTCTAATATTGATCCATCGTATGGGTAATAGTTCGCAATATAATTGAAAGCGTTGCTATAATATTGCTCAGCCGAACCAAACCTAACAAAACTTTCTGGCTTTGAATAATCAACAGGGGGAAGAAAATATTTCTGTTTTTGTATAGAAGCAGACAGGTGAGCTTCGGACTCTATTCCGTCACCTAAAGTATCAGGCGCACTAAGTTTCAGGAATTTTCCGACAGTAACAATTTGTAGGTTATTGTCAAATAGTTTTTTTACACTCATTTATCTTCTTCTTTAATTTTGAATTTGAACACCTCTGGTTGTTCAACATACTCACCTTGTAAATAGTAAGCAAATGTAATTCCATATGCATAGCCTGGTTCAAGGTAGGAAGTATCTAATTCAAAATAATTACCGCTCACGTCGTATGAGAGACGACTGAAGTAGTTGTTAGCACTTCCTGTACCAAATGGGATGACCTCTAGATCATCAACAACTCTATGAATGCGGTAATAAGAATCTTCTATAATATCTGGGAGTGTTTCCGCTGTTGCTACTGTATAAATGTTGGGATTCCAGTTTTTCTTTCTGGCAAATACGCGAAGGTTTGGAGTTTGTCCTTGTGTGTAAGAATCTTCTAAATTGGTTATAGAAGTGATGTACTCTTCACGATACAACCCATCAATAGTTCCAAATGTTTTAGGTTCATAAGATGCTGTATAAAAATCTACTCTAGAGCCGCCAGACCCTGTATGCCAGACATCAAATACTGTGTCAAGCGCACTGGTGCTAGCAAAAGAGGCCGTATAAACACCAGTTATTGTTGCTCCATTTTCCCTTAAGATTCCGGCAGTGACACTGGTGTCGGCGGTGCCTCCCGGCTTTACAAGACTCAGAGCACCTCCAGATGGAGCCGCACTGCCAGAATAAATATCTACGGTCAGCGTTTCATTAGATAGCCCAGGAATATTCTGAAGCTGTCCTCTTACTATATTATACAAATACAGCGTGTTTAGATTATTGTCTGCACTTGCAACGCTGCTGCTAACAAAGAAGCTGCCGCGATGGTCTTTTCTTGTAGAATCCCAGCGGGCTTCAAGAGTTGGACGGTAGTGGAAGAATTCACTGGTTCTAGAGAAGAACTTTTTAGTATACATTGTTTCTGAGCCGGACACCACTGAATCTGGAAATTTTACAAGAAATCCATAATTTGCCTCTCCGCCAACAGCGTCCAACCACTTATAAACCTGATCGGAAACATCAAGAGACATATTCTCTAATCCTGTTTCAAATGTAAAAGTCTTCTTGGTTTCGGCGGGGGCTAAATATGTTCCACCTGCCTGGGTCCAAGTTGTTCCTGCGGCAGAAGATAACCAACTGGAGGCTCCAAGATCTGTGTAATTTTCCATATCTAAGCCACGACCCTCTGTCCAAGTTTCTGAAAGCATATAAACATCCAAAGAGAAATCTCTAGGCGCTGTATTGCCATGAGGGGCATTATAAAGGTTTAGATAAAATTTGATACTTCCTGTATCCGCCGGCAAGACGCCACTTGCCATATCTGAAGTGATTGTAGATATTGGGAACTGAATAATGAACCTACACTGCTCAGCGCCCGAAGCATTGGCTGCGGAAGGACTTGTTGTCACAGATGCAGTAGTTTGCCCATGGATTACAAATGCCTCAAGAATATCGGCACCGCCCATATTTGATTCTTCGCCACGGGTAATCAAATTGCTTTTGTAAGCATTCGTGATTGTATTATCTTTGGCGGCGTAATATTTTTTGATAGCCATTTTAGATCACTGCTCCTATAATGTCTCTATTTGGCAGTAATACTTCAGCAGCAGCATCTTCTGGGAGTACTAAGAATCTACCATCGTCAGAAAGATTAGAGTCAATATCAAATCTATAATTACTATAAACTCCGCCGACATTATTTACAAGCTCTACTTCGGTTGTGTCTACAACCCCAGGAACCTCGTTCAATAGTTTATAAATCTGGGAAATGTAAATTGCCTCTCCGATGTTAAATTTGATATTGATATATTCGTCTTTTAGTTTTTGTATGCACGCATCAAGCAATTCATAACGATTGACATCTAATGCTGGCAAGACTTTGAACTTGATGCCAATATTGATTACTTTGCCGCTCAATACATCAACAGTATCGTTGATCATTCTGTATTTGTTCAGCCAAACTCTTGTGTTTTCTTTAAGATTTGTATTTGGTTCAATCAAATCGCCGTTAGCATTTTCTGATAGAAGATAAACATTGAGATTTCTCTTTAGGGAATTTACATCACGAACAACATTGGCTCGCTTAACTTTACCAAACTTTGAAGGCATACGATAAATCAGATTGATATAATCTACGCGAGTTACCGCTCGGTTCTGGGATGCGAAGGTTCCGAAAGCTCTTTCTCTGATTTCTTCCGCCGTCAAAATACTCGTATCCCCTAATATTGGATTCTCATTTTCTACTTCTATAGAGGTGACAACTCCATTAAGTGAATTGAGATCCAACGTTCCCTCGTTTCTAAAAGAAAAACGAGGAGAGATCACTTCACTCAAACCATTGACGGCAACGTTAATTTCGTCCGATGTGTTTGCGGCGTACTCAATTGTTAGAGTAGTGTCTGTTGGAACAACACCAAACTTATCTGTTTGAATTAAATTTGTAGGGTCAAATGTTTGATCTGTTATATGGGTGCGACCATTCACATCCAAAACAACATCGGCTGGATCTGCTACGACATCTGTTGTGATATTGTCTTGGGAACCATACCCAAATTGAATATAAGTGTCTCCATTTGCTTCAAATTGTGTCACAAACCTACGAGGAACAGGCTTAAGTTTCATAATATAAGGAACAACTTCTCGGTCTGAGGATGTGTTCTGAAATTCTTTTATAATGACATCCTGTGTGAGGAAATCAACTTCATAATATTCATTCCCTTGACTGTCTTTTACGGAGATAACCTCGCTAATATTTCCCTGATCAATGTTAATTCTTAGGAATCTCTCATAATCTGTCACTGTTGTTATCTGTTCATACACTTGCCCAGAAACTACTTGTCCAAAAGCCTTAACGGCAAAAAAGGTTGGATTACCAGTAGAGTCATCAACACGAGCAACAGTTACCTCATTATTAGGATTAGTAAAATCAACATTTTCTGTCAAAGTAAAAGCAGACCCGTTCTTTGAGGAAATAAGACTACCTCTTTGTAATATTGGAAAATAATCTAAATCAGGTCCACGAGAATTGGGATCAGCAGGGACAATAATATAAAAAGATGCAAGTCCTGTAGATTTGGCAGCGCCGGGAGTTTTGTACCCTAACGTGTTTGAGAGACGGTTAACATTTTCATAAGTGATGGCGCTATCCAGAAAACTTTCGTTTGCCTGAAAGTCTGCATAGAAAGACAACTGGTCGCCAACATAGGCTACCATATCCATCATCAATGCACCAAAAGAAGCTTCACTGAAATCCTTAAAGGTCGTGGGATAGTACCTTTCAGCATAGTTTACCAAGTCTTGCTTGATACTTTCAAAATCTCTGCTGGTGTAGTTTATCGGTCTTTTTGCCATAATGTTTGTACTCGCCTCGTCTTTTAACTAGTCATTGTTGATGTTATTATTAGCTGATCTTCCTCATCATATGGTAAGATATTATATGTAATGACAACCCTAACCTCATTAAAACCCATAGTGGGGTCCTCATCTGATGTTGTAAAGTTGACAGAAACAAGGTTTACCGCTGGAGCATACATGTCTGCTTGTTCTGCCACTCTGGAGGCTATCTCCTCAAATGTAGATGGTCCAACATTCTCAAATAAAAGGTTATAAATACCTACACCAAAATTAGGAATCATGACTCTTTCGCCAGGTGATGTGAGAACAATGTTTTTAAAGTTCTGCTTAATCACCTCTTTGAGGGTCTTATTTAGACGATATGGCCCATCCGTCTTGTCGTAAACTAGAGGGACTTTTGGTGATATTCCTTGTCTCTTTGTCATATTCTAAGTAGCTCTTGTAGCCGACTTTTTTCTGCCGGTATAAGATCCTTTCTCTGGTTCCATAAATATTCTGCTATATCTGCTCTCCACGTTGCTGCAAGATTCTCTAAATCTCCGAATGTTTCTTCTAAGGTGGGTAAATTTCTTTCTTCTATTTCGTCTAACAATTTCAATGCCACATACGCCGGATAATGCACATCTCCTAAAGATGGAGTAACACCATCAGGTATATAAACCTCTAGTCTGTTTCTCAGATTTGCTATAGTTAGTTCCTCACCCGAAGCATATGAGAAATATAACATATCTGATATTATATCGCTGACCTGTTCTGGTAAATCATGGCTGCCATAGCGGGCGAAAAATTCTGGATATGTTCTTAACAATATAGAATAATGTTCTCTTTGTATTGTTGTTTCCAATACAACTATACGATCTTCTACTTCTTGTTTTGTAAAATATGTAACGTCTACAAGGTCCCAGGTTTTTTCTGTTGCTGGGAAATTTTCTATTTCTTCTTGGTACTTTGTTACAACCTGTCCTGTTATATTACTCAACAAAGAGTCATCGGCGGCAGCTATTTCTATCTGGGTTTTAAAACGTCCAGATTTAAAGTTTTTAGTAATATCTACCACGCTATCAAATGTTACCAAATACAATCCAATAAAAGCTCCTATGGGAAAATAATAAGCTCCATATTCATACCCCCTTCGTGTCAGAAGTTTTTCTTCTCCAAATGTCGTAGTGAGAGCATTATCTATGAACCGAATTGCTTTTCGTGCTTCTGACAACGTTAGTCCTAAATTATTATCATCCGAAAGAAGTCCTATTTTTAGTTCTTTGTAAAACTCTAACAAAGTAGTCTTATATCGTTCAAGTGTTACTGGAACAGAAGCGTCATAAGGCGATGTGGCGATGCTGCTTCGTATATCTTTTGATACAGTCTTGAGCATAGAGTTATAAATTTTTCCCACAAGTTCCTTTATGAAATCTTTTGGTGTTTGGGAAGTAGAGAATTCTAAATTATTTTCTGGTACGTCACCAAAAACCTTCTGTACTACCGACATCTTATCATATATTAAATAAGATAAATCTCTGTTTTCAAGTTCTTCATATGTTTTACGATACAGATAATCTGTGACAATCTTATTTGTAATAAAGCTATTCCAGTGAGGATATACTCTTGTCAAAGGATAGACGTTCATAAAGTAGTACTGTATCCTTGACTGAATGCATAAAACAATAGATTGAGCAATTTGAACCTCTTCGTTTGTCACACACTTATCCTCGTTGACCATAAAGGGAGGCTTATTTGTGGATCTTATAAATGTTTGTAGTTTAGACTTTTTATCTGATCTGATATAGGAATCATTTATATTTTCGTCAATAAATTCAGTCCAATTAGCAACAGATACGGTACTTATTTCTCCCCCTTGATCGGACTGCTCTTGAGTAAATGGCGCGACGGTTCCGTCTTCTGCTTCCTCAGTGTCTTTAGATGTCCCAGATGGAACAGGAGCATTATCATGGTTTCCGATAATAGAGTTTGTCACTTCCCAACTAATAGATCCCTGCATAATATCATTAATTAAATTTGTTACGGAAACATTACTTCTAGATGGCATAAGTTGTGTTTTTGCAGACAGTGACTGAGGCTCTTCATTCACTGCGAACGGTCCATTTATCAAAGGCCCTCCTGTATTTTGTCCTCCAACATTTTTATCACCAATCCCAGACAAAAGTCGGTAATAATTAATGCCGGCAACCCCATCCTCTCGGTCACGGGGCTCTGGAATATACATTGCTAGAAGTTTTGATTTTATTTCAAACTGATCTTCGCCTGGTTGAACAGGTGCTGCTTTCCTAGTCTTTACATTTTTGAATATTCTAACTCCACCATCTTGAATATTATTTATAAACATTAAACATCTTGCATTTGATGTTGGAAAATCACTTATCCACTGATCTGGTGGTATTACTTTCTTTTGTCTTTTCCAATATTCTTCTAGGTGTGTATGCAATCTTTTGTAAAGTTCCGGCAAATCATCATTCCAATTAGATCGCTGCATAGTAATTGAAGTAAGTCCTTGACGAAGTATTGATGGAGATGTACGCACAGCATAAGAAGATTCTTTGTCATCAACGTCGGAGTGGATGTCCCAGCGACTAAACCAAGGATCAGATAATTTATCAGGCGGAGGATAAGGTAAATCAACTCGCGAGATTTTATGCCCTATCCGGCGGGAGGGTGCTGGGGCAAAATAAATAAATTCTCCGTTCCTTTCTGCTGATCTTTGTTGGGCTATTATAACACGTCGTGAGATCAACATTCTAATTGAGTAAAAAAGATCCTGACCAAACAATGTTGTATATAAGTTATATGTGGGGTCCTGAGAATTCTTGGCTTCTTCTTCAAATAATTTAGCCCACCACTCTGCAATTGATTGCCATAGTGCATTACTGTATTTGGCAATTGTTTCAAGGAGTTCATTGTATCCATCCATGATTGGAATTGAATTTATTATCTCTTGTATTTGTCTTTCTATATTTTCTAATCCTCGTAACCAATCACACATGGCATTTATTTTTGCTATCTTATCATTTGCCAAACTCATATATTGAGACTCTAGTTGTTCTCTGCTAATTTCAAGACCTAGAGTGTCTAAATTTGGCTCGCGACCGGTGCAATATGCCTCTAGAGGCGAAAATGTAAATTTAGCTAATTCCTCAGCATTTTCATCGCGCATTTTATCCCCAAGCAATATAAAAAACGTTTGAATTTTTTCTACTGAAAATTGTATATCCTCATATACTGTTGGATCAATTGTTCTTGTCTCGTTTTCTTCTTCCTCGGGGTCTGTATTACTATCTGCGGGGAATGTGATTATTCCATTCTGCACGGTCTCTAATATTAATTCATAAAGAGTATTATCTCCGTCACCAAAAGTCAAACGATCAAGTTCACTTGGTGTACACATATAAGAAATATCTCTAATGAAAGTTTGGATCTGAGTAAGTGTGGGGTCATCTTTTTCATTTCTTCTGATATTATACAGGTCTGCTTCTTTTGCGACCTTTACTATATCAATATCACCCAAATATTCATTAAGATCTAAAAATCCGTAGCGAAGATCTTTTAGAGCATCTTCCAAAGTATCTTGATCAGGACCATCAGGCCCACAACCTAAAGATGCTTTTATTATATCTTTGATAATACCCAGTGCAATACTTTGTATGAATCCTAAAATGATTTTTATAACCATTTCCTCGTAGAGTTCTGTTTGCCTTTGGTGCTTTGATTTAGTAAACCTTTGTACACCTTTTGGCACCTTGAGATCAATAGTAAGGGGAAAGCCTATGCCAGGTGGTTTACCTGAAGCATCCAGTTCTGGTGACATATTTTTAGGGTCTAAAATTTGGGTCTCTATCACATTCCCCATTACATCTAGTCCGCAGAATATTTCTTGGTTTATCTTTTTCTCTATTTCCCTAATAAATAGCCGAGGGTTATCGCCAGCCTGAATTGCTTGAGAAAGGTAGGCTTTAGACACTTGGTCTTTAATTAGTTCGTCTCTTGCTAGTAGAATAGCCTGACGAAGAAGTGTTCTCATCTTTGCTTTACCAGAAATGTTTTGCCAGAATCGCAGGACATCTCCGAGAGCTTGAGCTTGGGCTGTGTTACAATCACCACCCCCCATGTCACTCAAAATCGTAGTTATTTGATAGTATGGGTATTTGGTTTTGTTTCTTCTTTTGAGATTTTCCAACATTTTATCTCCCTCTTTATTGAGGTTGATTATTTTAGTATAAAGTTTCTGTCTCCTTTGTAATCTAAAATTCAATAACGATTCTTCTGCTTTTTCTCTAATTTTATCTGGTGAAAGTTCCACTGATGGGTAGATATATTCATCAAAGAAATCAGGCCATGGCTTTCTTGATTCTTCTGCCCTTAAAGACTCATCGGAATAAATTTCATAACTATTATTAATGAGACTGAATGTTGTAGGACTTAGCAGAGAGAATGCATTAAGAATCTTCCTGGGAAGATTTTCATTTTCTAACACACTATAGAATGTTTTATTTCCTATACCTCGTGTCATAATAAATCCATTTACTACAAAATATTTCAACTTGTAATCTTCAGAGAAAACAAACTCAACTACATCGTCATCATCTAGAGCAAATTTGTTGTAAATATAGGCCAGCGACAACATGTCAATAAAAGAATCTAAACGAGTGGCTTCTTGATCTAAATTTATACCCTGTATGTCTTCGGGTTTTATTCCTTCATTTTTTAGTTGAATTGAATATTCCCTGATTGAAGAAACAACCCTTGGAATATAGCGGATTAGATTTGCTACTCTTACAGACTTTTTGTGAACAGGTGGAGACTGTTCTGGATTTGTAAGAATTTGTGCTTTTTCCAGAGGAGTTTTTTCAAACTCGTCGTATGCTACTGCGGGTCCGCCGCCGGAACTTAAAGAATTTACCACACTTCTTTTAACTCTTATGGCGTGTACCCAGCGAGAACCAGGGCGTACATCTAAGTGTGTTAAAAAATTGATATCCTCAGAATTTAAACCCACATCTATAAGTCTTTGTAGATTATCTGTAGAATATTTTCCAGTGAATTTTAGTATCCCTGAGAGTCCATCAATCACCGCTTGTCCAAGTACTCTGGATGCTTCGGGAGTCCTGTTCCAATAAGACTTGTCAAAATATTGTGTGGAAGCTATATCTGTCCTTGTTGTAAAATAGAATTTATCATCAACAGTGTTGTAATATACCTTATTTGTATCTGTCCCTGGTCCGCAATTGGCCCTCCAATCATAAATATCAACATTATTGTCGCTATTGACGAATGAGGTAGCGACAGTAGACATGGAAAAATTTTCAATACTTTCAAACGAATCTAGACTTACTTGGTTTTGCAAATCAGCAGAGGATCTCATAAGAGTAAGATATTCGTTTGAATGCAGAGAAGGAAAAGCAACCAAGCGAGAAACAAGCCCGGAAGGGCCTGTGTTGTTGACATTTTCTGGAAGCAGAGAAGAAGGTGTTGAATTAGAGGTATAGTTATCAATCTTACCAAGGCGCTCCAGCCTTGATACTAAGGTAGATAATTCTTCATGAGATTTTTCTCCACTTGGCATCTCTAATTTTATTTTACTACCATCTGGAACTATTACACTATTTTGAGGATATAAAACATTATAAGCCTCTAGATCAATTTTTAAAATTTCTAGATTTGGTGTATCTTTTTCAATTCTTAGGGCTTGCAAATCTTCTACACTGAGTTTTAGTTGATACCCTTGCGGTAAGAATGTGTAATAATTTACACAAACATCATGAATGACATCTATTACAAATTTGTTTCTATAATCACTGAAATCGTATTCTATATGATCTCCCCACACAGCGGCAAAAGGATTTATAATATTTTTCTGTTGCTTATTTATTATCATAATTTTTAGTTCGTAGTATTAAATTTACTCTTGAAATTATAAAATGCAAAAGGGTTTCTATCCGAGAAATTAAGCTTATGAAACACACTCTTGAGAGTCCACACATTCATTCTAATTACGTGCGGCACTAAGGAAATCATCATTCCTGCTAATTTTGTTTGGGCTGGAGCAGAAACCACAGGCACCTTAGATTGAGAAGCCATATATGTCAAAAGAAGTTTTAGCTGAAAATCTAAGAACCCTAAAAGCTCCGAGGTTAGTTCTTGTTGTCTTACCAAGAGTGTATATAAATCATCACCCTTTACCAAAGGTTGTAAGCCCCTATCGTCGTTACCGGCGATCAAATCAATGCCGCGGACCTGTTGTCCAATAAACCAGCCAGATCCAGCAGCGTACTTATCAGTACCAGTTACAATTTTCACACCTTGTCTTCCAACAATCCTAACAGAATCTGATTTGATAACAATCGCTGGCTCGTTTTTTACATAGCCCACTTTCCCCTCAACAATTCCAAAATACTCATCGGAATCAATGTTTGATGCCTGTTGTGTCATGTATATTCTTGATGAATCCATATAAGTACTTGGATCAGTTGCAATTGGATTACCTTCTGCATCTGTCTCTTTTGCACAAACGCCGTTTATACCAGCGATTAAATCTATTCTTGCTACATTTGTCCAGCGACCAACTGCTCCAAGCCCCTGGGCTCTGGTTCCTGGCCTATCTCGTCCAATAATGATTGCAGCATTAGATTCTCCATCAATGACTTTCTCGGCAGGAGTGACGGTCAATTGGGGCTTTGCTGCCAACATTGGACCATTACCAAACCCAGAGGAGTGAGCCTCAATCTCTCCAGGGTTTTGCTTTAGCCTTCTTTCTTTTGTGGCATCTAAAAATGTATCTGCTATTGTTGGTCTTCTAGGCATCTTTTATTACTTCTTTACAAATAGATTGGGGAAAAAATCTGTTTCAGGGTCAGCATGAGTGCCAAATTGTGAAACCTGTCCGCCCGTTTGCCAGGACGGATCATTATCATACACTACACCAAAATGTAGATGAGCAGGTCCTGCACCGGAGTCTCCCGATAAAGCTATTTGATCTCCTGCTTTTACTGTTTTTCCTGAACCAAACTTGTTAGCAGCTATTACAGAGTCTTTTGTAAGGTGCATATAAAGAGTATAAAAAGTACTATTTGGAGTATCAGCTTTATATGCTGTGTGCTTAATGACGGCATAATACCCTGCACCGTGAGTTTCTGGATTTCGCGATTGAGCGGCTGCAATAAGCTCGCCATCCAAAACTGCATAAACTTTTTGTCCAACCCCAGCCCTTAAGTCTATTCCAGCATGGTTTGCTGAACCTCCTGGGGGTGGGTTTCTTGATCCAAAGGGTGAGGTTATATGCCCTAAAGCTTCTGTGTTTGTAGTTGGGCGCGCTGTTAAAGGCCCTCTTGGTGAAACTCCTGTAGTTGACTTTGGTATTGACGTCTGTTTTATGGGTCTACCGCGGGAACCTCTGGAAGCTGCACATGCCTTTTTGACCGTTGATTTCTTTGCTGATCCACTATTAGGCATTGGAACTTCGCAGTTTTCGGAAGAATCGGTCCAATCAGGGCTATTATTAATTATTTTAATAATTGTCGCGCCGATTTCGGCAGTAAAACAAGTACTAGGGTTGTTGATTCTTATTTGTACTTTAGCACCAGCAACAAGTTCTGTTCCTCCTAAAGACTCATCAATATCGCAAGTGATTTGGGGTAAATCAACTGCATTATCTTTAGCACTCAGAGGCTTAGGACAAATATAACTTCTAGGATCTTCTTCAACCCTTACTTTATATTTTACATGTTTAAACTTATCTGATTGGAAAAATTCAAAGTTACCAATCTTTTCGTACCAAGTGGGTAAACGGAGAGCACCAGTCAACACCTTAGCTGTAACAACTTGGTTTTCTTTATATGTGCTCTTTCTTGCGATAAGTTTTCGGTTATTTTGCTTAAGCAAACCATCAACGCCATCAGAAGGACGCCAAGAAGTCTGAGTCAAATCAACTGGTTTATTATCAGAATCTGCCATTTCTATTACTCCTTATTGAGCATATCAAACAACTGATTCTTGTCTGCTTCGGATAGACCGTCTTGCTTCGTTGCTGCATCCTTTTTATAAACCAAGGTTGCCAACTTGACAAGTTGTTCATTACTTCTCTGAAGTGTTTCTACAAATTTGGCTGCAACGGGACCGCTATCAGAGTAACGATCTGCCGAAACAACCATATATTCTTTAAGGTTAGAAAGCAAGTCTTCAGTGACTTGACGATCCTTATTTATATTATCTAGAGCTTGCTCTATTAGTGATTCTAAGTTCTTTTTCATACAATAAATAGGAAGTCACTTAATTTCTCCTTCGTTCCACTTACTCTTGAAAACTCTGAACTTCTCTCTCATCTTGTTTAGACAACTGACTATTTGTTTTGTATTCAGACCTGTAATCTCTCTCATATACAGATATATTGCCTTTTTGTTGAAAATTTCTATTTGGTCCACGTTATTCATAAGGGTCAAAATTGCATTTAGGACTTTTTCCTCATTGGGTTTTAGGTTTGGGTTGTGCCAGCTTTTTATTTCTACCAACAAAAAGTGCCAAAATTCTCTCTCTTCTTGTTCATCAAACAGATCTTCATTTTCGCCGTTAGATACAGCCTCAATCTCACGAATCATTGAATCGTATTCAATCTCGCGACGGTTCTTTTTGGTCTGTTGTTTAGCTTTGTGAGTGAACCAGTTTTTTGTGACTACTGAAAAATAGGAAAATGCTTTTGTGCCCTGGGTTGGGTCAAATTTGCCGAGGATTGTTGTCAACCAGATTTTACAATCTTCCTTGAGATAATCAATATTCTCTAGAGAAGTAAACTTATAAGTATAAACAATCTTAGTCACAAGTTCGTCAAAAGCTGGTTGGATATGTTCTACATATAGTTCTGTTCTTTTAGATAAGCTATCAGTGGCACAATAATCAATAATTGCCTGTTCTGTAACTTTTGTAAAATAATGATTTTTCTTTTTAGCTTTTCTAGCCATCATCCTCTCCATATAACATGCTGGTGTTTATTTGGATGAAATCCTCCACATCACCACTCAAGTCTCTTGTGTGTTCTAAGAGTCCCTGCAAGGTTTGATCGCCATAAAATGTTTCTAACCCATATACTCTGGTTAGATGTTCTTTATAAGAGTCAATTGCGTCTTGTAGTGAGTTGACATCATCTGTTGTCATTTTTACAAATTTTATTAGATTCCGGCAATACCAGATTAAAAAACCGTTAGACAATAATGAGAGAACTAAGAGCGAAACAAGAATTATATCCGTCATTCTGTTCTCGCTTTTTGTGTTAATTCTTCTTTTGTTTTCATTAGTTCTTCTTTCCCGTCTTGAATTGCTTCGTGAACTTCTGTTCCAACTTTTTTATCTTTCACAATATTGGATTTTTTAACTACAGAAATAGCATTTCCTAGATGTTTTTTTATTGCCGTTGATTCACAGTGAATGCAAATTATGCCCTCTTCCTTATATCGGTGCCTAATCTCAAATTCTTTATTGCAATCTTGACACAGATAGTGATAAAGTGGCATTATTCTATTTCAAACTTATTTTCTTCATTCGTATTTCCGATTGAAATTGTTGGAGGATTCTCTACATAGACTAGACCATCCTTAACTGTCAAGTTCCAATCAGACAACAATTCTGTAATATCTATTTCTTCAGCTAAGCATTTCTGCAAAGTCATCAAAAGTGCGCCAATTGCTTGAGGTGATAATTTCATTTTATTCTCCTAATAATATTATCTAATTTACTTTTTCACAGTAACAAAATATTCCCTATGTGGAGTATCTAATGACACCAACCCATCACCGTACCCACACAAATTTCCTGTTTCTATTTCAATATCCATTGATTTATCAAAATATGATGTTAGTTCATCTATTGAATATAAGTTTACAAAAGGTGAACTTGTATAATAATCATTAGTATCTGTTGGAAATTGTATATACATCTTCCCGCCAGGTTTTAAAAAATCATACAATTGATTTATTAATGTTTTATGATCCTTTTTGTTGATGTGTTGGAAAACCATCAATGAATATATGAAATCAACAGATTCTTTTTCCATATCAGGGATTACTATCCCATCAGTCTTTATTTTTTTGATTGGTTCTGTAATTTTGTCTAAATACGATTGACAGACGTCAACACCGATCTTGTTCTCATGAGGCACATTTATATGCTTTAGCACCCTGGCTACACCACAGCCAAATTCTAATACAGTTGCATTGTTTGAAAATAGCCCGCTATTATTTAACTTCTCGGACTCTAGTACACCCTCATTGTAAAATTCTAAGTCACTTCTTTTGGGAAGGATATACTCTCTCCAATTATCTTGCAGAGAATGAAACTCCCAAAATTCATGATAATGGCTCATAATATTACTAGTTTCTTTCAATCTTCATCCCATCCTAATATAAGTATATTATAAAGGTAATCCTTTTTTAAATCTTTCTTCCCATAAAATCAAATCTCTTTCAAAATCTGACTTGGTATGTACTGCTTTTCCCTTGCGAGCTAGCCATTTAGCGGAATACATGGGAAAATGATTTGCATAATAATCACAAGTTTCTTCCCACTGGTCTATTGAGATGGATTTACCATAATGTCTCACAGACCCTTCGTCTAGGATCCTAAACGATTTTAGACTACATTCCCTTTGGTCTAGTCCGTGGTACCCTGTAGTTGCTCCGTACCTAAAAGCAAACAGGATTGATCTATATTCTGGACCTATCCATTTTCTTTCTGTATATTTCTTGTCTATATCTTCTTCTGTGATATAGAAATCAAATAATCTCATTCTTACAGCGTCTAAATTGTTATTTAGTTTTCCCCAATCAAACTCTATACGCTCATCGGCATCCATATAAACAAACCAATCATTTTCTGATAGGTGTTTTGATGCTTCTGTATAGACGGCATGTCTGTTTTGAAATTCTGCACGGGCTCGGAATTGATCCCAGGACTGACCTTCAATTACCGACGTCACTATTGGGTGGTTTTTACAAATCTCAACTGTGTTGTCTACTGAAAAATCATCATATACAAAAACTTGTTCGCAAAACTCTGCCATATGATCCAGGGTTTCCTGCATAATCTCTGATTCGTTCCGAACTCTTGTCAACCCGACGATTTTCATAATTTTAGATACTCCTGTACTTGTTTTTGAATGTTTAGATTTTCTAAAGCATATTCTCTATTTTTGTCGCCCTGAATATAGTCATACTTGTTTATCTCATAAATGAGACTCTCTTTTGTCACGGGCTGCTGTATCTTTCTTCCCGAACAATTATTTTCTAAAAAACCATCAATGTTGTGAGATGTTACGATGCCGTCCATAAGTCCCGGTTGATATGGTCTTTGGTCGGCAATTAGAACGGGCTTTCCGCACGCCATTCCTTCATACGCCCCGCGACCGAGGCTTACTACCAGATCTGCTGTTTTTATCACATTTTGGATGTCAAGTCGTGGTGAGGTGAATTTATTGTTATACTCTACCGTTATTCCTAATTCAGACCCAATCTCTAATAACATCTGGTTAAATTGATCCGATTGCGATAAACTAAACATTTTGTTAATATTTTTTGAAGGACTCTGGTCAGGGCAAAAAACTTCGCAATTTATACCGTTGTGTATCAGAGTTGAGTCAATACCTTTAGAAGATAAATAATCCTGAACTTCTTTAGAAATAGAAACATGTCGTATTCCTGGCACAGGCTGCTCAAGATGTGGAAAAATACCATGACATGTTTGAATTATATTTGACCCTGGAAATAAATTCAAAACACCATTCACGATAGTTGTGTGGTTTAGAAATGCTACATCATAAGAATTAGACATCTTATTAATAGAACACCCAAGGTTGGATTTTATCATCTCAGACATAACACCCTCTTGCATGGTGAGAATATCTACATGGTGTCCGAGGCGAACTAGTTCTTGAGCCATCGTATAAATAAATGTTTCACTACCGCCTAAAGTATGTAAGTGATTTTGTCCTAATAAAATTTTCTTCATTACGAGGTTACTTGTCCGGAAAGAAAGTAAAAGTTCCACAACATAGAGTATAAAACCTCATCGGAGATTAGCTTGTCTCTGGTATTACTGTGAGTATGTTTTAGAGACCCTTTTGTGTCATCTAGTTTTGATGATAGGACTAAAGATTCTGCATGATACAAATATACATCAGCACCAGCATAATAAACCTTGTGACCTAATTGAGAAACTCTTAGGCAAAGATCTGCATCTTGATAACTGCAAGCAAGGGTTTGACAGAAGCCACCAATCTCTACAAATGTTTCAAGATCAATAATTTGAAATGCACCTGTAACAAACTTTGTTTCTCTGTTGGTATTAACCTTGTGGTTATTTTTGTCGCTAAATCTTCCATAATGAACCGGAGACATAAAAATATGTGCTTGATCTCTCAAGAATGGTGTAGTCACTACATAAGTTCCGCCACCATACTGAACTTTGCCGAAAACACCACGCTCACGAACGGATTCCTCGGAGGTTTGGAAATCTTTTGCTAATTCTCTGTAGGTTTTATCTTCATCTATAAGATGGCAAAATCCCGTCTCAGGATATAATAATTTTGCACCAGTTATTTTAGTGCCTGTCTTTTTTGCTTTAGCGTGGGTTTTCAACAGTGTTGGTACAGCTTTTTTATTAGGAGCCCATAGATCAGCATTCCACAAAATAATATCTTCATGCCCCAGGCGATGGTATAAGAAAGCCCCTATATTATTGAGCATAGAAAAGTTAAAAACATCCGACGCATAATCAACCCTAATATAAACTGCGCCGTGGCGGTTAGCAAGTTGTTCTATTTCTTCTGGTTCTTCGGATCTGTCGTCAATAACTGTAACATTGGCAACATTGTTTACACCCATCTCCTCAATATTTTGCAAAGTAAATTCTAAGAGATTTACATTATCTTTAATAGGAAGCAAGAGTCCTGGCTTATCAGGATCTATATTCTTAAGGTTTTGATAAGTTACTTTATATTCTACATTCTTGCCGGCAAACGGGTAATTGCCAACTGAATTAGATTCTAGAATTTCAACATAATTGGATATCCTGGGGTATACGTCTCTCTTTGAATGGACTATTGAAATCTCATCCTGCTGGAATTCTACTTGAATTTTATTGACTTCTGATAGCGCCTCTTTATTCAATCCCTCATTTTGGGAAAAAATATCACAGTTCAAGTATTTGTGCGTCGTCGGTTTCTCCCGAAGCATTTAGACTCCCCATCTGATTTATAACTCTATAATACATCTCGTTGATATTTTCTTGAGAGAACTTATTGCGTATATGTTCTCCCAATAATGCTGCATCTTTTTTATTAGTAATAGGAGATGTCACTAAGTTTCTAAGGTTTTTCTGTAATGATTCATTTTTAGGATAACACCATTCACATTCTGGAGTAATCAATCCTGGCATAAGGTGATCTTGTTTTACTTTCTCAATATCATACGATGTTTTTAAAAACAAGTTCTTTCTTTTTGTTTTTCCGCTTTTTTCATTTGTAACCGGGGCATGTAAAAAGTCCATATGACCCGACCATGAAGGAGCAATGACTGGAATGTCGGCACATACGGCATTGAAAATTGGTATACCGAAACCTTCGCCGTGAGCATGTGAAACATAACCTGTAATAACATCCGGATCATAAAGAGAGAACACTTCCTCTTGAGAAAGGTTGCCATGAATTAGATGAACTTTACACTTGTGCTCTGGTGATTTGAAATTCAAGTACTTCTTCAACAAGTCCTTGGTCATCTTTTCATCTATTCGGCTATTGTTCCTCATATAAGTCTTTAGGATAAATGAGGCATCTTCATCATCATTGAATTCATCCAAGAACGAACCAAGCATTTCAAAGATGTTTTTACGTGGAGCAAGCTGCGACACGCACAAGAAATTTTTGCTCGTAGTGATGGCTTCGTAACCGGAAAATTTTTCTCTTTCTTGAGGAAGGTTGTTATAGAAAGGAATAACCTCAATAGGCGTCCTAATTTTTTCATTTGTTTGGCTGTCAACGGCTTTCAAGAGGTTTTCTCTAGCATGGTTGGAAACCACAAGAATCTTTTGAACCATATTACAGTTAGCAATCCACTCTTTAGGAGCAGCCACGGTTTCCAAAGCGGCAGTCACCCCGATGTCATAGTTGGTAACTTTGTGCCATTCGTTGGGAGGTCGTACTTGAAAGCAGCAGTCAAAGCCGTCAGGCATAGAAGTGCCGGTAGACTTCAGAAACTTAAGATACTGCTGGGTATTCTCAATGAGGGGTCCGTACTTGCTGGTATAATCTAGGTTACGGGATGCTTCAGCCCACTGGAGATCAACCAAGTGTACTATATGTTTTTGTGGGCTGGATAAGAGTGCGTCTGCTATTACCCGTGCATGATCGCTGTAACCGCTAACGTTGCAGAAAGATCCGATGATTAATATTTTCTTTTGTTCCGTCATAATTCAGTCATTCTCCATGCTTGGTAGTTCTTACGATTTCCCCACGATCCGTACTTTTCATGAATCTCTTGAAGAAGATTAACCCAAGAAGTGCCGTAGTTGTCAAAGTTGTAGTTCTTCATGACATGTTCACGTCCTTGTTGACCTAGTTCTTCCCTTTTTTTCGGAGACATTGCGTAAATCTCATTCAATGCGGAAATGAAATCTTCCTTTGAAACACGATCTTCATAAATGTAAGGAACTTGTTGGGAGCCGATGAGGGCTTTGGATGCTGGCTTTAAGCCGATTCCAAACCAGTTTTCCCCATCAGTTAGCTGCTCTTGTAGTCCGCCAGTAAGAGTAGCAATAATCGGTGTCTCGCTGGCCAATGATTCTAGGGTTGATAATCCGAACCCTTCAGCATCGGCAATATTGACTGTACAATCAGCAATGCCATAAAGCTTTGCTAGATCTTCTGCCGGCAAACCTTCCTTAGAGAAGATAACCTCTGAGTTGACAAGTCCATAATGTTCTGCTAAGTACTCAAGTGGTTGTCCATGCGGATCATCTGGTTTTGTGTGCATAATCAAACAGGCGCTGTCTTGATCTATGTGATCCTGCTTCAGGAATTCACTAAACCAATGGATGAGTGTCCCGCTCTGCTTCCTTCTAGCATTTCTATTATTCCAGAAAACAATAAATTTGTCTTTTAGAGCTTTGTTGTTTTTTAATACGTCTGCTCTTTCTGATGCCGATATTTTCCGGAAAATGTCTACTGGCACAGCGTGAGGCAAATAAACCTCGTGAACATCCGGAGATACGTTTTGAACAATATCACTGGTGACTTTTGAAATTGTCACTATTACATCATTTGAATCGTAAAACTTCTTATTATACATGGGCAGCGGATAATTGTCCCATACATGATAATAAATCATGGGGATATTTTGGCGAATATCTTCCTCAAACATCCACAACCACTCATAATATCTTGGATCAGTCATAAACCAAAGCATATCTGGCTTAACTTGATTGATTAATCCTAGAATTTGCTGCTTATCGCCGTAACCATCTACAGGAAGAATGTGCCAATGCTCTTCCTTCTTCATCAAATTGTAATTCGGATGTTTAATAGCTCCACCAAGTGAAAATACTTCAAACTTTCCGGACTTCAGAAGAGCCTCAATCATATACTTTGTTTGTGTACCAACACCTGATGGCAGTAAAGGGTGGTCACTAATCGTCATGACCTTGATTCTATCTGACAATTTTATCTCCTATGAACAATATTCTGTCTTATAAAACTCACAAGTGCCAAATCTATCTTTACAGTTTGTGCAAGAATTTCGGTTCTTGATGTAGTTTTCCTTTGTGATATTATGCAATGCTTTCGTCAAGGCGTTAAGTGCATCGGTAGTTCTTTTCTTGCCGGCAGTCACCCGCACGAACTCGGCTTTCTTGCCAACCTTCGCAGTTCGCTTGAGCAAAACGAAGTGACAGTCAACGTCTTTGGGGTCAACTTCGTACTTCTGGGCATAGAAGTGTTTATAGAATACGAGTTGGTAGGCGAGGATTTTGTCACTCTTCTTTTCACGTCGCCAACCCCAGGAGCAGGTCTTCCAGTCAATCAGGTGGATTTTCTCATCCTTCTTAGAATAGACCACAAGATCAATAAAGCCTTTGAACTTTTTTTCTGCTTCCGTGAATTCTGTGATGGGCTCGTAGAGTTGTTCTTCGGCTGCCAGCACTTCCCAGTCCTCACCGAGTTTACCGAACTTGTCGGCAAGACAACGATAAAGGTCAGGAATGATTTCAATACCATTTACCAACCACTCTTTGAGGGCGAAATCTCTTTTAGCTTCTAATTGGGCATCATCGGGCAGGGCGTTGAGTTCTGCGATAAACTGCTCTTTAACCAGCGCCATGATGGCACCTTGAGATTTGTACTTTTCGGGGGAAGTCAAAGTAAATTCACAAACAGTGTGAATGGCTTTCCCGAAAGCCGTGTAGATGTTGCCCTCAAACTGAGCTACTTTGTCAATATATGTAAGCTTGTGATAATGAGGACAAATGTGCCAATTCCGCCACTCGGAATAGGAGATGTGTTTGCCTGCCATGTGATCTCTTTCTTAGAGATTGTGTAAATTCTCTATCTTATTATACAACAAAGGACTGATTTTGAATAGTGTTTCTTTGTTTCCCATGTAAAAAGCTTCAAAACCCGTTGCAAAATATTCCCTGAGAGATACAGATGCATATGGTCTTACGAAGAGTCCAGCGGTGGATAACTTCAGCATATTTCCACCAACCCTATCATATAAGAACATATCTAAGTCCTTATTGTATTTAATATCTGTAAAATCATACTCTTCGGTCCAGTAACCCTCTGCACGCAATTCTGCTTCTAACATCTTTCGCTTCTTTAGAAATTCTGACTGGATCTCACCATCGTCATAGATCTCTTTTACATATTCTGTCTCTAGGTGATGAGCCATCTCATGAATCAAATCATCCAGAAGATCAACTAATTTATCCTGTTTGTCTGACAAATAAAGCCAATCGTTAGAATATAGGGCTGATATGTTCCTATCGTCAAATTCTTCTCTATGGGCAATTTCAACCCCTTTGAGCCCTTTGAAATAATGTGAAGGAAACTTATCTTCAACTGCTCTAAACACAGGGGAGAAGTCTACGCCGTCTTCTGCTGGTTCTTCTTGATTAACTACAACATTCCCAAATCTAAAATGTCGGGTAGTGTTTTTAGTTTTTTCAAGAATGTATTCTCTCATAATATCTCTGCTGCCAAGGTTGCTAGTTTGGATCTTTCACCTTTATAAAGAGTTACGTGACCAGAAATTTCATAATTCTTAAATTTTTCAACAGCGTGTGTAAGCCCATTAGATACAGCATCCACATAAGAATTATCTATTTGCTGCACATCTCCTGTTAGAATAAGTTTGGTTCCGTGTCCTACTCGTGTGATTATAGTCTTAAGTTCGTGTGCCGTTAAGTTCTGAGCCTCATCAACAATTATAAAAGCGTTAGAGATTGAACGGCCTCGTATAAATGTCATGGCTTCAATTTCAATAATCCCTTGTTCCATTTGAATATCTAGAGCCATCCTATCCCCATAGAGATGTTCTAAATTATCTCTCAAAGGAGCAATCCATGGAGCCATCTTTTCTTCAAGTGTGCCTGGGAGGAATCCTATATCGCGACCCATCGGCTGAACTGGTCTTGTAATGATAAGTTTATCGTACCCACCTGAGTTTCTAGTAGTATTGATAACTTGTTCTAGACCGCAAGCAGCAGCCAACAAAGTCTTGCCTGTGCCGGCAGGTCCTGTCATTGATACAATTTGAATATCCCTGTTGAACAAGAGATTCATTGCAAATTCTTGTTCTTTATTCTTTGCAGACAATCCCCATATGTTTTTATACTTTACAAGCTTTTTCAATGGAGTATTGTGATTCTTGAACTCACAAACAGCAGATTTAGTACTAGACTTGCTTTTGAGAATTATGAATTGATTAGGGTGTAATAACGCGTCCTCCGGCAGAAAAACATCATCACCTTCATAAAATTTATTGATTACATCTTCATCCACTTGTATAGTTGTACACCCATCGTACAAATTCTTTACAGAACTGATTACTTTTTGTGGCTGATAGTCTTCGCACTTAATTCCAAATGAATCACACTTGACTCGCATATTGATATCACGAGAAACAACTGTAAGCTCATGACCTTCGGATATAAGTTTTTTTGCTGTGGCAATGATTTTATTATCTGAGTCTTGACTATTCATACCTTCTGGTAAGAAAGTCTTATCAAATTGTGCTGCAAACAACCTGCCTTTTCCTCTGCCAAGGGCAACGCCATCAAGCAGACTACCCTTTGAGCGGAGACCATCCAGAAACTTGTTGGTCACTCTGGCATTTAACCCTGGTGTATCTTGTCTGTGTTTGTGTTTATCTATTTCATCCAGAACAATTGTAGGGATGGCTATATTACTCTTGCCAAAGGATAAGATTGAGCGAACTTCAGTTAGTAAAACATTTGTATCTAATAGTACTGTTTTGGTCAATTTTTGACCTCCTTGTCTATAATAATAAATAGTTGTTTAGACAAAGAAAAAGCCGCCCGAAGGCGGCTGGTGGAGGTAGGGAGAATTGAACTCCCGTCTTGTCTAGTTCCATAAAAAGGTCATTTACAAGGTTAGTAGTGCTTTTATCGTCGGCAAAACACTTGACTAGATCATTTTACTTCTGGTGAAAATAATCAAAAACACTTAGGAATTCAAATATGGCTTTCTGTTTATTGGCTGCCACCGCCTCAAACATCGTCAGGTTATTAAGCTGCGAGTGCTAGTTGAAAATCGTCGTTTGCGATTATTAGATAAGCGTTTTTAGTGAGCCACGCTTCCCTCACCCTTGCACCTTTTTTACTTTCCTATCAATCGATCCCGGTTACCCCCTTGTAATATTACTTTAGTATATAACGAAAGATTTGTCAAGTTATTTACCTTCATAATATGCTAGCAATTGCTGTCATGGCTTTCAAAGCTCACAATAGCAGTATAATAGTTAAAAAAGAAGTGTTAAGTTAAAACTGAATTAAAATTCTAAATCCAAATCAAATTCTTCTTCGGCATCCTCGGCTGCCTCATCTTCAACTTGGTCTAGATCTTCTTTTTCTTTTTCTGCTTCATATTCGGGGGTTGTGACATCTGGGAGAGTGGTTGTCAAATCATTTTCAAACTTATCAAAGTATAACAGCAAGTTTGTGATCAAATAATCATAGAACAAATCTCTATCTTGGTCATCTGCCAGCATGTCGTATGCATCTACTATTTGTTTTTCTACTCTTTTAAAAGTATCAGCAGCAAAGTTTCTGCCGGTTTCGTTCTGATCTTCTATTTGAACGAAATCATCTTCCTCTTTTTCGTCTTCAATATCAATAAACTCGCCATCTAAATCTTCTAGCTCTTCATCGCCATCAATAACAATATCAACATCTTCAGATAGTATATCTTCGTTTATTTCATAAACTACACTCTCTCCGAGATCCTCAGCATCAGTAGTAACCTCAATTGGACGCAAGGCACCCTTGACGGCATGAACTAAATGATTACGAAAAGATTCTCTCTGTTCAACAGATGTAGTTAGCATCAAATAATCATCTTCAATGGTGGGAATAATATTCTTAAGAAGATCAGCCAAGACATTGATACCAGTATAAGTGCTGGGTTCCTCAGTGCCGGTTTCGGCTTCAACTAACAAAGTCCTAATAACTGATCTCAGTTGGGATTCTTGCTCATGAATTGATTTAAGACGATCCTTTAGTTTTCCGCGAACATATTCGCGAATCAACTGCTCAGCTATTAAGGTTTCTCTGCTTATCATAGTTAAAAAATCCTCTATAATTATCTTCGTCTTTGTCGTTTAGGACGATTTACTTTGGGTTTCGTGCTTTTTTTGCGTCTTTTTTTCGGGAATGAAGCAGGGGCATACCCTGGAGATCCGAGAGTTGAACCAGGCGCAAAACCATTTCCTCCGCCCTCAACAGCACCGCCGGCCATGGTTGCCATTTCCTCTATAGCAGCATCTATTTCAGAATCTATCTGATCAGTTGGTTTAAAGATCCTCCAGATCTCTTCGCCGTCAACACTGTCAGGCATATAAGATAAAAACTCATCTTTTTTATTCAAATTGATAAAGTCGCGAATATCTTCAGCACTAAACACCTGTCCTTCTGAGGAGGTTACGGGTTCTTCTTCAATTTCTTCTACTGATATGCCGGGGTTGTGTCTTTCTGCATATGATTTGGCATTTTGGAAACGGGTGTCACCCTCATCCTTACTACTCTTGATTAATAATATTGTGTCTTGTGGTCTTGATTTGACAGGATCAGCCAAAAATTCATATACTGTTGTAACGGGACTCCTGTAGTCTGCAATCTCTACGCTTATTTTGGGAGACGCATCAGAAGATGATAAGAACTTAGACCATATTTCAAGAGATTGTTCAGCAGACACTTCTGGTTTATCTACAGGGCTAATCAAAACCATCACATTATCTACATCTGATCTCTTTGCTACTTGATTTACAAATTCGTAATGACCTTTGTGTGGCGGCTTGAACTTGCCAGGAAATAGAGCAATTCTTTTACCTTCTTCTTCAACAAGTGGTTGAACAGATTCATTGCGTTGACCTGGCGCATCAGAGTCTTGAGAGATCTGTTGAGACATCTCGTCAGCAACAACTTTAGATTCTTCAATTGCTTTTTGCCCGGCACCAATAGCCTGGCTTCTATCTTGATAAGTAAAATAATCATTTACATTTTCAGACAATTTAGATGTTGCTTCAAAAACCCTCTGCAAATTATCAGATAAGAATTCCATATATTGTTCAGCAACATCAACAACTCTTTCTGTGGTAATTGGCAGCGTACCTAATGTTTCATAATCTAAGCTACTAGAAACTGCCTTCAATTGTTGAGGACTGATAGCCCACTGGGTGCCGCCTGCACGCTCTAATAACAACCCCTCTGAGATGAGTCTTTTATTTTCTTCTACAGAATAAATCCTGTGGGCTGCTAGCTGTTGCGGCTCTATATCGGTACCATCTGGTAGCTCATCAGAGACAGTGACGGTTTCATCGGGTGCAGGTGGTGTCTTCTTCCTGTTTCTATACCCTTTTGTCATTTGTAAGAGTTTATATTTTTCCGGCCAATTGGAATCACCTGTAAGACTGTTGAGTTTCTTGATAGAACTGGACGGGGTGCGAGCAATTTCATAAGGAAGTGCAAATAATTGGGCGTCCTTGGTTGTACCACCTTTTGCAGATGCAATAATTGCATTTATAAAGTTATCTCTTGTGAAAGTGAATTTTTCTAAAGCAATATTATCGCCATCTTTTCTGGCAACGATATATACCATTTGTCCAAACTCTTCTAAAGAATCAACAAGATTGGTATAACTTCCTTCAATCTTAGTTTTTTGATTTAATAATTTGAGACTGATAGGAACTGGCTGTGTGTCTTCAAGTTCTGAAAAGGCAATAAGATCTTGGATAGGTAAATTCCCTTTTTCACTTACTTCGGCTTCTTGTTTTCCACGAAACAATGCTGACAAGAACCCTTCAAAGACAAACCCAGCAGAGGCAGAATTAAAGCTCCTGATGACTGCTGATAAAGATTCTAACAAAATAAGAGTGCTGATAATTCTTCGTGGCGAGCGAATACCGCCGCGAGGATTATTAATACTATCATTTAAAAACTGAAGCTTTTCTTGGATAGTTGCGCCACCACCAACAGTGTCAAAGATCTTTTGAATTTGCTTTCTTTCCATAGACTCAGGGTCACCCCAAGCCTCAGTTGGTACAAATTTAGGAAGTGAGAGAACAAATTGTTTTGCTTTTTCCCTCTTAATATTTCCCTCATCTTCTGTTAGGATATTTCTAGGACGGGAAATACTTTCATTTGCAACGGCTGGGGAAGTTCTTCCACCAAATTTGAACATTCCAAGAATCTGATTTAGAGGTGCAAAATTTCCAGAAAACTTATAAGTGTGACCATCATAATCAAAAACAACAGCCTCAACAGGAGTGGTTATTTGTGAAAAGTCCTTAATCTTATTCAGGTGCCTTTGCATCACCTCCATGGCAGCCGGGTTTTCTGGACCCATTGCTGTCAATTCTCTGACTGCTGTTGCTAATTCATCTCTTAGGCGAATTACTTCTTTATCTGTGTCTGCAATGAAAACACTATCAAGTCCCTTTAATAACTCTACAGCAAAATCATGAATAACTATTTCAAGTGGTTCAATCGCTTGTTGTAACAAGGATTTTTTACTGTTGATTACATTATTTAGATCCTGAAGATCTTGTGGGTTCAGACCTTTCTTAAGGGCTCTTAATCCAATATTACCGGGTAATTTTAAGAGATATTTTACGATCCCATCTTTCATATTATCTGGTAATTCTGTATCAAGACCGTGAAACAAACGAGAATATAAGTAATCAGTCATAGTGGAATCGTCGGATAATCCATTTTGAGATATTTCACGATTTATCTTCTCTATAGAAGACTTAAGGACTTCTTCATCTTCCATTTTTTGAAGTTGTATAATAGCCTTTCTGGCAAGATTGAACCTATTGTCAGATAGTTGATCTTGCATTCTTTCTAAAGAGTTATCAATTATTTCCAATGATCCGTTTGGAATAGGACGCCGTTCTCCGGTTTCTTTATCAAAACGAAAATGACCCACTCCATGTATCTTGAGAGTCTTATTATCATATTTTATAACATTTACAGACCCTGGGTCGTTAGAGTCGCCTTCGGTGCCAGGGTCCATAATCTCAGCGTTATACCAAATATTTGCGTCAGATCCAAAGACTTTTTCTTTTTCCTCATCAGACAGCGCCTCAACAGCTTTTTCAAATGCTGCAAATCCGCCTGTAAAAGCCTGAGTCAAACCACCTCGTCCTGCAAATTTTGTAGCTAGACCTTCAGCATCTAACCCTCCTGACATAAGGTTCCCCTTATTTCTGGCTCCTTTTGCTTTTCCTTCCGGAATAGAATAAGAAAGAAAAAGATTTTGCCCGTCTACCTTCTCTTCGGCAGTAAGTTCTGCGTCAGCAGCAGCCTTCAGAATCTCTTTCATTTTTGCAAAAGTTAGACTACGGTTATCGTAGAGGTGGTCCATGTGACCTGCAACGCCACCCATATTATTTCTCCTCGTTCAGAAGTTTCAATTGCTCTTCTAAAGAACTTACACGCTCGTTTAGAGATCTTACATGGCGTTTAATAGAGCGCAGGTGCTCTTTGGCTACCGAGAGACGATTCGTGTCTCTTTTGTTTGTAACTCTCACGCTCGTAATAATATCATATAACGCCTGTACAGACGCAGCGGGATCTATTTTTAGTTCTTCCTTTAATAGAAGAGCTTTAGTCAGCTTTCTTAGCACTTGACTTCTTCTTGGCTACTTTTTTAGCAGGAGCCTTCTTGACTTTGGGTGCTTCTTCAGCAGCAGCTTCAACTTCAGCTTCTGGCTCAACAACGGGCTCTGCTACTGGAGCAGGTGCTGGTTCTGCTACTGGAGCAGGTGCTTTACCTTCAGCAGCTAGGGCTGCGGCGCGACGACGTTTTCTTAATCCTGGGCTTGCCATTTTAATATCCTCCTTGGGGAAAATGAAACGAATATGTAATATAAATAGTTACTAAATTCTTTCTATGTCCTATGCGGAGCCTGATTCTTTAATGATTACTTGCCCATTGACAATATCAAAGTAGAATTTAGCATAATTTCCTTGCCTATTTGTACCATTCATATATAAGTAATTTCCAGACCCTGAAACATATATGTCAGCGTGTGTAAGCAAGGTATCGCCATCAAATTTAAACCAGGGGTCATCCACTTGATCGCCAAAGTCTGAATATGGTACTTCTTTGATTACAGTCCCGCCATTTTCAATTGTAAACTCATATTTGGCTGCGGAGCCAGATTCATTAGTTCCGTGAAGATATAAGTTGTTTCCAGAACCTGAAATGTATATGTCTGCATTCGTAAGCAAGGTATCGCCGTCAAAGGTCAACTCGTAGTCACCCACATTGTAGTTGAAACTGTTTCCTAAGCTAGCACTTAGTAGCGCAACGGTTCCTGAAAGAGATACATAAGAACTTGAAAGCGAAGTATAGGAACTTGAAAGAGATGAAAAATCAGAAGATAAATTGATTACCTTACTATCAACAGATAAGATTTCAGAATTATTCACAGAAATATCATACATGCTGGAAGAAAGTGAAGAACTCAAAGATGTGATAGATGCATTGATAACAACGTTAGAATCCTCTAAAGAATCAAGTCGGTTCTCAAATGCAGCAGACACTATTTCCATTGATCCTGTTATATTTTTTTCATCAATGAATTTGGCGACTGCTTTTTTCATAGCATGATGAGCAGAAATATGTCCTAAGCTTCTTCTTTTCCCCATTTGACTATATCTTTACTCGGGGTTGATGTGATAGCCCAGAGATTCATCTGATAAGCTTATTTGGGAATGTCTATCAACATACCCAAATATATTGAGCGCACTATTTAGGTCTGCTTTTGCGTAAACGCTAACGCCTCTGTGAGGTATGCCAGGATATACTTGCATTAGTCCGACTTCTTTATCAACATCTATTTTTACAGTTTTTGATGGATCAGAAAAACTACCATCACCGCCGATTTCTAAAGTTAAAAATCTGTCAGACGTTGTATAGTTAGATACCCAAAGGAATACCTCATCGTAAGTATAATTTGTAGCTTGATGTACTAATACTCCAGCCGTAGTAATACTCAAAGGAGAAGTATCCGAATCCCCAGAAAGACCCAATCGCGAAACAGGAGATGGTGAGCTTTTAAAAGCTAATCCATTAATAGAAGGACTAGATGGTTGATTTCCTAATTTTGCCATTTTTCAAACCATCCTCCAGAAAAAGATTCATTATATATATTTCATTCAACGAAAAGTGTTTTCAAGCTTTAGGTTCATTTCTTCAATCCATATTCTGTCAACCTTGGTGTTGACATTGGGTGTTTTGTTTGCTTTTTCCCAAAGCTGCATTTCTCCTTTAGCGATTGCCTTCTTGAGAAATACTTTAATAGCGACAAGTGGAGAAGATAATCCAACATTTTCAATAACAGAATATCCTGCAAATATAACCCCAACCAGTTCGTTGTTTTTGTTTATTACAGGAGATCCACTTGAGCCAGGTTTAGTTGGAATAGTGTAAATAGAGTATCCACGATTATGGTAACCGGAAAAAATACCTTTAAAAATCAACACAGATCCAGGCCAAAATAATCCGTGCGGTGCTGCCATATTTATAACAGTCTCTCCTTTTTTTGGTTCTTCACTTGCTACCTTTAAAACAGGGTGTTCTGTATAAATGTCTGAGACTTGTAATAGGCATAAATCAAACCTGTCGTTTATATCAACAACTCGGGCTTTATATTCTGTTCCCTCCAGATCTACTACAGTAAAAGTAGACCCCTTGTTTATTACCTTGTATCCATCAATATTTTGAACTTTAGGTATCTTATTCTCGCAGGAATGTCCGGCAGTCATAACATAAGAAATGCTCTGAGAAACCTCACTGCGGAAAACAAATGCACCAGAAGATACATACCTCATCATTGCTTTTTGGCAAGCTATTTTTTCGGTTTTTGGATCTTTTCCGCAGCCCTCAAGCTCAATTGAGTGTTTGATTTGTGTGAATGTGTGTCTTGGTAAAATCTCTTTTTTATCTTCTTGATTTAAATTAACTGTAGCACATCCACTGACACAACTAGACAAACTAAATAACGAAATTATAAGAAACTTGACGTAAATTGGTGTTTTTTTCTGCATAGCATAGTAACTAGATTGAAAGGATACTATTTATCCACAGTAAATCAACACAAATCATTTACTAAAGGAATGGAATTTCAAATGATGAGCACCATTATGTTATCTGGTCTTTTGCTTTTTTCTAGTCAAAGTCTTGAATTTCCTAAAGTTTGGCAGAAAATACAAGGACAATGGTCCTATGTTGGTCAAGTTAAGGAAAAAACACAAATTTTGATTTGGATAGAAAAGAAAACAAAAACCCCAAACAATAAGATACTTACTAAAGAGATAAAGAAGATGCCATTTATCACTTTATCACCAACGGGAGAGGTGTTGAATCTAGATCCACTCCCATAAGGAGCGGTCTTATATGTTCAAACTTCTAACAAGAAGAACTACCCTTTTAGGTATCTTAGCCTTTACGGCTGCTGTTTCACTACATTATCAGATTAAAGCAAACAGTCTATATCAAACAGTCTTCAAAAAAGAATCCACTTTTTACACACCCGGTCAACACGGAAACTGTAAATGGGTGGTTCATATAAGTAATAAAATTACAACAGAGCCAGGCGATAATTCTGCGGCTCAAATAGGCATTCCAGAAGTAAGCAAAGATGGTTATATTGCCGGGATACTTCAAAATGGTCCTGGGAACTCTTTATTATTTGCCTTTAAGCTTCCCACCCAGTCCGGTGATTCTCCTCCATTTATCATGACTGCTACATACAATCTGGAAGATTTACCACTAAAGCAGATAAAATTTAGGGTATTCAATAGTACAGCTATGACAATGATTTTATATTCTACATACGAAAGTTGTGTTGAGGCTACAATGAGATGAGGCAGATCTCTATAATTCTGTCTTGTTTAATACTTGCATCATGCCAAGCTTGTTTAGATGATGACCAATTAGTCGCCCTAGAGTGTGCGCCAGGAACTATTCAGGTGTGCGACCATAACGGACAAATACTCACCTCTCTTAATCACAGAGACCCTCCAGAAAAAGCAGGCGTTTGCAGGTATGGAGCCAGAACTTGTACATTTGATGGTTGGACAGAGTGTGTTGGTGCCATAGGTCCATCGGAAGAGGTTTGTGATGGGTTAGATAATGACTGTAATTTGCTAGTGGATGATAATTTTCCAGAACAACACCAATTATGTGGCTTTGTTGAGGGTGCCGATTATGGTGTAGGGGTCTGTACACCAGGCGTCATGAAATGTGATAATGGATCTCTTTATTGTGATGGTCACGTTGGTCCATCCGAAGAGGTATGTGACGGATTTGATAACAACTGCGACGGCTCTATAGATGAAGGTGTTGCTAATACAACTGCTATTGTTTGTTATGATGGCCCTGACGGGACGATGGCAATTGGTGAATGCCGGGCTGGTGTTCGTTATTGTACTGATGGTGGTTTTGATGGACCCTGCGATGGGCAGATTTTACCAGTACAGGAGATATGTGACAATCTTGACAACGATTGTGATGGAGAGGTTGATGAAGGGTTTGATACCCGTGGAGTAGATTTAGTTTTTATAATTGATATTTCTGGCTCGTTTGATGATGAAATAGACTCTATGATAGAGGGCATTACTCCGCTTTTAGATGACCCGATCACTAGTAATTTTCGCTTTGGTTTAGCTGTGATAGGTAGACAGAACCTTGGGAATTATGAACCCCCATTGAACCGACATTCTGAAATGGTGACAGATTTTGTTCCTGCTGATGAATTTCTGCAATACCTTGAAGGGATGCGTCTTTTAGAGGATGGCGGCATAGAACCATCTATAGATGTAACTCTGTGGTCAATGGAAGGATTATATCCTTTTTCGTGGGATTTAGGGAATCAAAAAGTAATAATCTTAATGACTGATGAAGTCGCGCAAACGATTACAGGAAGAGAAGTGACCCAAGTGAATGATCATGCTGTGCAGAATGGTTTTGAAATATTTGTTTTTGCTCTCCCTGAACATCATCATTCGTTCTTAGGAATGGTTCGTGATGACCAAGATAGATTATATACTCCCGCTGTCAACTCACAAACAGTTTTCCAGCAGATTAGACAAATATTTGAAGATTTATGTATCGGTGGTTAATCCTCTAGGGGTTCTACAATTTCATCAGATTCTTCTTTATTTTCACCTTTGCTAGAATCAAAATCAACCTCAACGGTTTCTTTTCCTTTCTCAAAAGCAAATCCAACATTTCCGTTGGTTGTAATGAATTTGCTACCACTGCCATCTTTTTTGAACTCTTCCTCTAGTTGGCTATACATGTATATTTTAATGTTTTCTTTAAGAACTTTTGCATTATTCAAAAGATGCTCAACTATAATTTCTAATCTTTCAGCCATCTCAAGAGATTTTTTAGGATCTCCATGCTTGAGACTTGTTAGTAAAAGTGGAATAACATTGGGATGGCTTTTTTCAAAAGCCTCTATTGAATCAAGAGCTAACAGATGAAGAAACTTCCCAGCTTTATAATTTTTGATATTTAACTTTAGTTCTATATCTTTAGGTTCCATTTTATCTCCCCCTAACATATTATCTATAACTAGTAATTCTCTTCTACATGTTTCCTTATAATTTCTTTAATGGCTTCCTTTTCTTCTTCAGTTTCTGCATGAGCCCATGACCAAGCCAAGGTCAACTTGATATCTCTTGTCTCTGCTTCTCCTTCTTGGATATATTTTTCTAATTCTTCTGAGATATCTTTAGAATCAATATCACTAGTGTCAATGTTTAAAGTTGAAGCAATGACAAATAAGGTAGCTAGGTCTCCTTCACTGTATGCTTCAGAGGCATCTGAAAAATATCTTGTCAAAACATCAGAATCTACTTTGTCGGGATGTGTTACTTTTGAAATTCTTCTATACAGTTTTTTCATGTCTTTAGACTTTTGTTTTTTTTCTTGTTCTATTTCTTCATCCTTTTCCTCTTTGGACAGTTTTTTAGCTCGGTTCATCATTTTCTCATATTCATCTGGGAAGTCTTTGTAAAACTGTTCTTTGAATTTCATAAACTTTTCTTGAGTTTCTTCAAGATCTTCTGACACATACTGTGCATGAAATACTAGTTTTTTTATATTTTTGGGACTTTCATCGGACATGTCATAAGTATCTTCTTAAAGAAAGAAGGGGCGGCATAAAGCCACCCCTTCCAAAAAACCTTTACTGATATTTAGTACTATTACTTATTAGCCAGCCTTGACTTCAAGCTTCATAAGCTCTTCAGCACCGGAGGTGTCGTAAGAAAAGATAAGATCAACATTATCTGTACCGTCTACCAATTTAAGTGTACCACCGTTGGATCCGTCGCCTGCGAAAGCAAACTTAGCCTTGAAAGCATCAATGTTGCTTTGTACAGCAGAGTCACCAGCAGCACGATCAGCAGCCTCGCTAGCGATATTCACACCTAGTGCGGTATCAGCAGCGAGACGAGAAGCCTCAGCGGCAGCAACATCAGCAATACGATCAACAAGCTCAGCATCAATAAGAGTATCAATGCTGTTATCCGCAGCCAAGCGTGATGACGCTTCAGCAGATAGAGCTGAACTACGTGCAGCAGATTCTGAAGCGAGATTCACAGAAATAGAAGCATCGGCAGATGCAGCTATTGACTTCTCTTGAGATACTGCGCCTTCACGATTACTAACTTCGTTAGCAAGCGAATTGGCATAACCAGTATCTGCGGTTTCGCGAAGAACAATCTCAGCAGACAATGCAGCATTCTCAGAAGAAACTTCAGCAGCAAGGTTTGCATTGAGAGCAACATCACCGGAAGCCATGCTAGAGGCTTCAGCAGTCAAAGCAGCACCGCGAGCAGTGACTTCAGCAGCAAGATTGTTACTTACAATTAGATCACCAGAAGCATAAGCAGCTTCTTCACTAGCAACAGCCTCTTTACGAGAGCTAACCTCAGAAGATCTGAGAGCATCAAGTGCAGAATCAGCAGCCTCGTGAGCAACGACCTCAGAAGAGACGCCGGCTGAACGAAGGGCGATTTGAGTATTCAAGTCGCCTGTAATTGCTGTATCTACAGAAGCACGTGCAGCAGCCTCGGCAGCAACCAAGGTACCACGAGCAACAACAGCAGAAGAGATATCTTCTGACCGTGCCATGTCACCGGACAACTGAGAACTAGCCTCGGAAGAGAGAGCACTAGATCTTGCAGCGATTTGTGCTGTAATCCTTGTTTCCAAAGATGTATCAGCATTGCCACGCGCAAGAGCTTCAGCAGTAACAGCAGCACCACGTGCAGCAATTTCTACATCTGCGCGAGAATCAACACTAGTATCAGCCGCGCCACGAGCAGCAGCTTCAGCAGCAACATCAGCAACACGCTCAGACTTGGCAGCACTAAGTGCAGCAGCCTCAACTACATCACCAGATTCACGAGCAGACAACTCTGAAGAGAGAGCTTGTGATCTTGCAGCCACTTCGGATGCGATATTCACTGAGATGAGGTTATCCCCTGCCAAGCGAGAGGAAGCCTCTGCGGCGATGGCAGCATCTTCTGCTACCAACTCATTGGAAAGGTTCCCCTCAATAACAACACGATGGCTTGCTTCAGCACTAAACTGGGCGTTTAGGGTACGATCAGCGCCACCTTCTGGGGTTGCAACTTTTAGAAATTCCGCCAACTCGTCGTGAGCAAGCATCTTCTTCTGAAGGACTAGGCCCTTTTTATCAGAAATATATGTAGCCATTTTATTTTATCTCCTTATAAAATGTGTTTGTTTAAAAATGCTAATTACGCACCCTTAAAGAGTTCTAGAAGTACAACACCAGAAACGGTGGTGAAGTTCATACGAACAACATCGGAACCATCAGTTAGAGTAAGGTTTGCACCGGCACCTGCGACATCGCCGCTGAAGCCGAACTTGGTGTCCAAGCTTGCAATTTCATTCATAATAACTGTATCAGCAGAAAGACGAGAAGAAGATTCAGAAGAAATCTCACCTTCTTTCACTGTATCAGCAGACATACGACTAGAGACCTCTGTAGACAAGTCCGCAGAGCGACTAGAAACAGCGTTAGCAATCTTGGTATCAAGACTATTGTCCTTCTCCAAGCGTGTAGCCTCTTCAGCAATCACAAGAGCAGTACGTTCTGAGATTTCAGAAGAAATGCTAGAATCAAGAGCACTATCGCTAGCGGCTCTGATTGTTGCGATAGATGCAACAGCAACACCGCGTGCAGTCTCTTCACCGGTAACAGCAGTCATGATGCTATTATCAGCAGCAAGACGAGCATTACCTTCAGAAGTAGAATCAGCAGCGCGAGCAGCTTCTTGTACATCAATAGCGTCAGAGATAGCCTGATCAGCAGCAACACGAGAAGAAGCCTCGGTTGATACGGCAGTGCTTCGTGCTGTTACTTCAGCAGCGATATTTGCACTGAGTGTAGAATCAGCGTTACCACGTGCAGTTGCCAAAGAGACAAACGCATCGCTAGCAACTGCATACTCTGTAGAAATTGCCTGAGATAAAACAAGATCCTTAGAAGCACGTGCGGCAGCTAAAGAAGTAATAGCAGCACCGCGGTTGCCAGCCTCTAGACCAATGTCTGATGCCAAAGCATCATCAGCGGCAAGACGAGAAGAAGCCTCTGAAGACAAAGCTGCTTCACGAGCGGCGATTTCAACAACCAACGCTGAAGAAAGAGCCTTGTCGGCAGCAGATCTTGTAGCATCTTGTGCAGAATGAGCAGCAGCGCGAGCAACCGCTTCATCAGTAATTAATGTACCCAAAGAAGAGTCACCAGCCAAGCGAGAAGCTTCTTCGGCAGCGATCGCTACAACAGCAGCGGAGGCTTCAGAAGAAATTTTGCTAGACATAGCTGCATCATCTTTTATCATTTCGGACAACTCAGCAGATAGAGCAGAACTACGATCACCTGTTTCTGTTGTCAAATTTGCAGAAATACTATTATCTGCTGCGAGGCGAAGTGCCTCTTCGGCAAGAACAGCAGCTTCACGTGCTGCGATTTCGCTAGAAATATCACCGCTCAATACTGTATCGCCAGAAAGACGTGAACTGCGTTCAGCAGCCGCGGCTGAGGAACGAGAAGCAGCCTGAGTAACAATAGATGCACTGAGTCCGTCACGTTCGGTCTTTTCCATAGACAATTTTTCGTTGACAGTTTTGTCACCTGAAACCATTAGAAGAGCAGCTAGTTCATCGGATGCATCAAGCATCTCCTTTTGTAGGACTAAGCCATCTGCATCCCCGGCATTAATATATGTAGCCATTTTTTATTTCCTCCTTAGAAAATAAATTTGTATTCTAAACAACCAAATGATACAAAACCAATAAAGAGTTCTTAAGGTTTAGCTCAAGAACATCTTCACTAGAGTTGCATTGACCTTGACAAACTGCGCCGTAACGCTGTTACCAGAAGCAGCATCGGTCATCAAAAGACTACCACCACCAGCACCATTGCCAGAGTAGGCAAGTCTATCAGTGAGGACCTTAAGTTCAGAACTTCTAGCAGCATCACCAGCAGAGCGATCTGTAATAGCAGAAGCTAACACAGTGTCTAGAGAAGAATTTGCAGCCGCAGCAGCAGCCTCTTCAGCAAGAACAGCAGCTTTACGAGAGCTAACCTCGGAAGACAATGCACTTGATTCAGCGGCATCACCTGCGATACGAGCAGTGCTAGCATCAGCAATATCAGATCCGCGATCAGAGATAGCATTGGTCAACTTGAGTGCAGCAGATGTATCACCAGCGGCGCGCAAAGCCTCTTCGGCGTCTATAGCAGCAATACGAGCAGAGACAGCAGTTGAAAGGTCTGCGGAAACTACAAGATCACCAGAAACACGAGAACTAGTCAAAGCAGTGTGATCTACAGCACGAGCAGCAGCTTCGTCATCAATCTCGCCCTGTAGAGCAAGATCTTCAGCGTTGCGTGCAGCAGCTTCAGCAGCAACAGCAACAACACGGGCAGAAACAGCAGTAGAGAGTGAGGTGCTATTAGCAGCATCACCAGCTTCGCGAGCAACGACTTCAGAAGAAATCTTAGCAACGCGATTAGCAACAGCAGCATCCTTGTCTGCGGTGAGTAATGTATCAACACTACCACGAGCGGTGATTTCAGCAGCAATTGCAGCAGCATATGCAGCTTCTTCAGTATCTAGCGCAGCAGAAATTACTGCATCGCCAGACTCACGCTGACTCAAACGAGTACTTAGATCAGTAGAACGATTTACTACTTCAGAAGAGAGAGTAGCAGCTAGGAGAGCATCACCAGAAACTCTAGCGTCGCTCAAAGAAGCCAAACCAGCATCTTCAGAAGACTTTTCAGATTCTAGAGCAGAATCAACAGCACTATCACCAGCAGCGCGAGCGTTAGAAGCTACGGTCATCAAAGATGCACGAGCGTCTTCAGCATCACTCATGTTTGTTGTGATGTTTACATCAGCAGCAGCACGAGCAGCAGCTTGAGCAGCGACAGCAGTATTCATTGCAGCCAATTCAGCAGCAATACCTGTAGAAAGAGCAGCATCACCAGCAACGCGAGCAGCTATTGCGTCAGTCATGTCAACCTCACGAGCAGCAACGCCAGTAGATAGTGCTGCGCTTTGTGCGTCATCACCTGTACCACGAGCATTAATTGTTACTGTCATGTCAGATGCACGAGCAACAACTTCTGCACTTAGGGCTGTTGAAACAGCACCTCTTTGAATCATAGCTTCATCAAAAGCTTTGTTCAATTTTTTATCTAGGCCAGACTCTGGCTCGGAAACCATTAAAACCTCTGCAAGATCAGCGGATGAATCAAGCATTTTCTTTTGTAGGACTAAACCGGATTCGGATAGATTGGAAATATAAGGCATTTTATATTTTCCTCCTTTTATGTGTTACGAAACAAGTTTGAGACTGATAGACAACCTGGGCTAAAAAACCCTCTGTGTAACATTCTAAAACCTTCCTTTAAGTGAATACTTAAAAACCGTTTCACTGCCATCTGTATCTAGTATTATGAATAGATAACTAAGCAGTAAAATGATTTATATTTTGTGAAACATTCTTTCGTACAACACGAAACACTTTATCAATTAGTCTTCAAAGTGACAAAAGGAAAAGGTTAAAGAACATTATGGCATTTAGATTTAGTTAGTCTTATCTAAGATGCCCCTTATAAACGCCCCCAGTCGCATTAAATTCAAACTTTTTATAAAAAAAAGCTCCCTAAAAGGGAGCCCTTTGGAGGAAGGAGAGGGATTCGAACCCTCGGTGGGTTGCCCCACACAGCATTTCCAATGCTGCACCATCGGCCTCTCGGTCATCCTTCCATATATAAGCAGTTTAAAGACATGCTTAGGTCATACGCTAGAATCGCACTCTATGGTGGAGAGTATCGGAGTCGAACCGATCACCCCCTGCGTGCAAAGCAGGCGCTCTACCAGATGAGCTAACTCCCCATTGATATAATTAGAAGGCAACAAACTACTTTACTCTAAATCTATGATCAATCCATGACTTTGTGTAATACATGATAGATAACCATACTGAAAACAGTAAACCATCAACATACCCAAGGCTATCCCAAATCTCTACGAGTTCCATTTGTTCTCCTATAAGCAGTTTATAGACTTGCTTAGGTCTATGGTGCCGGCTGTAGGGATCGAACCTACGGCCTTCGGGTTACAAATCCGATGCTCTCCCAACTGAGCTAAGCCGGCGGTGTGGTAGGGGACCAGAGACTTGAACTCTGAACCTCCCGATTATGAGTCGGATGCTCTAACCAATTGAGCTAATCCCCCACAAATATAATATTCCCTATTCCTTATCTTGTATATTTTTAGGGAAACCATTTTTTACTAATAGATTTCCCATTTCTACAAATTCTTCGTTGATTTCAAACCCTACCCACCTGTAGCCTCTTTTTTCGCAAACATAACATTCGCTACCAGTGCCGGCAAAAGGTATAACAACTGTTGCACTTTTTCCATCTTCAATACAAGCATCCAGAAGAATTTCTGTGATTTTTGTTGGTTTTTGAGTTGGGTGAGAAATAGTATCATCAACCGAGAGTGCTTTTCTTTGCTTTGAGGTATACAGCATCTGATTTGAAGGAGAATAGAAAAATCTTTCTTTCAAACCTGCACCACCAGCCAAAGACGGAGTACAAATAACATCTCTTGGTAATGCACCTTTATCATGTGCTTTGTAGACTGTTTCTTTATCTCCAAACCGACCTTTTGTATTTTTCCTTTTTTTGCCGGCAGCATTCTTCAAAAACTGATCAGTATAAGGAACCCTTACTTGGTCTCTGAAAAATGTTCTCTGCTCTTTCCAGCAGCATAAAATAGATTCGTGCGTTCTTTGCCAAAAGTTTAAGCTCGGAACAGTTTTGTTTGTATAGTGCCACACGAGCCAGCGTTTATTCAAATCAATATTCACAGACAAATGTGCCAGAATTTCAGAAAATCCATAAATATACATTACACCGTCGGATTTTAAAATTCGCTCACATTCTGCCAGCCATGATTGAGCCCATGAAATATATTCAGAGATATCAAGATTGGTCTTGTTGTTGCCATAATCTTTGCCAATATTATACGGCGGATCTAAGATAATACAATCCGCACTGTCTGATTTGACTTTACGAAGACCTTCAACTACATCAATATGATAAATCATCACCACTCCATTGTGGAATATTTTACCACATTTCAATCTCTTTGATAAATGGTAGGTCAATCAATTTATAGTAATTTGAAATTCCACCAACAATGTAATCATCGTTGTCAGATTTTTCACCGCCTTGTTGTTTTCGGAATGGCTTCCTGTCAATCTGATTGATGTATTCAACAAAATCTTTTTTCTCCATGAAATATGCACGAATCAAAGGCGGCTTTGAGGTGCGATTTTTCTCAGAGATAATCTGATTTTTTTGATCATAGTTTGGATTAATTCCGAAAAAGATAAAACGTTCCCAATCTTTTTCCGCAGCAATATGATTAAAGGTAAAAGTATCAGGCTGGATTAGCTTTTGATCATCTTTAGTTCTTACTGAATTAGCCAGAGAAAACTTGATCTCGGTCTTATAGCCATCAATAATTCTATCATGCCCAGGATTTGTAGGTGATTCAACTTTAGCACCTAACTGCATCTCCATAAACCCCTCTACATATTCTTCACCAAAGTGACCTTTTTGTTTGGGATCCATTCGGGGATAGTCTTCAAAGTACGTACCCCTCCAGTTGTTGTGCAGAGAACGATCAATGTACTCTTTAAGGTTTTTGTTTTCAAAGATTTTTTGATGTAGACTCATTTTTATATTCCTTTTCTACGAGTTTACGAAATGTCTTTTCAACGCCCGGATTTACGAGCCGGGCATGGGGCATAATATCGTGCCTAATGATGCTTCTCATGAACTTTCTGTCTGCATTTCCTGGGTCAACAAGAAATGGCACCTCTTTTCTATTGCACCAATCTTCTAGAGAGCGTTTAGAGGTGGGGATAAAGGGTCTAATAACATTTTTGTTCTGGTAGGGGATAATCTTACCGTGACCATGGATAGAAGAGAATAAAAACCACTCAATCACGTCGTCTAAATTGTGCCCTGTTACAATAGGCATATTGAAGCTGTGGAAGAATTTGTAACGCTCATCTCGCCAATGTTCTTCAAGTGATTTTTTCGGCGGACAAGAGTTGTAATTAATTCCAATAACAATTGGAATATCCCTTTTATCACAAAAATCTTTTACAAACCTTTTACACTTTCTTCCAAAGTTTGTGCCGTGATCAAAATAACAAGCGGTCACATCGTGATTGTTGTTGAGGAAATCTAAAATAGCCATTGAGTCTGGTCCGCCGCTGACAGCGACGCCCAATTCTCTTGGTAGTTTTTCTAGAATTCTCAACATTATAACTCCTTGGCGATTCCGGCAGGATTCGAACCTGCGACCCACGGCTTAGAAGGCCGTTGCTCTATCCAACTGAGCTACGGAACCAAAATGTGAAGAGTTTCCACCCGAACGATTACGGGATTCCTATTTGTAGTGTATCTAACCCTACAATCCGTCTTCCACACGCAACTCTTCCAAGGTATGTGGGTACTGAAGGTAGGGACGCTGGCTATTCTTGCCGCCTGCCAGATCAGCCTAGGTTGACCCTTGACACTTATCGTCGTCGGGTTTTGGCAATCTCCATTTTGTGTCTCCTAAAAAGTTAGCCAATAAATAGGCGCTTCCAATCTCAAAAGTGCTTCTCCTACTTTTTGCGAAGCTTAAGATTCTTGCCGGCAATAATAAGATTAGGATTCTTGATGCTCGGATTGAGCCTTTCAAGGCTTTTACGGCTAATCTTGTGCTTTATTGCTAATTCGCTAAGTGTATCACCCTTTTGAATACGAACTGAAGTTAATTGTCCGTGCGAGCAACCAACAAAAGAAAACGCGAATAATAAAACCATTACCTTGTACATTTTATTTCTCCTTAGAGTCCATAAATTCCGATGACATCTTTTGCCTTGTCTTCAAGGATGCACCCACGAGGGAAGTTTTTAGCAGGAGTTTTCCAAGAAGCAGCCTTCCAAATCAAGCCGTCCTCTTTGCCGACAAAAAACCAAACACTCTCATTCTGGTAGCTGTCCTTCTTAGCAATTTTGTAGTATTTACTGCCAGGATAGACTTTGACTTCTGGTACCTTGAGATTAGAAAACTTGGATTTATAATGTCCATTGAGCATTTCCACACATTCATCAATAAAGCCGTGAAGGTGAAATTCTACTTCAGGATTTGCGATAGCCATTTTTTTCTCCTTAATACAGGGCAGATTTCATAAAGGTTTCTTGAACAAGGTGGTCAACAACCACTTTATGAATATCCATAGAATTCTTGGGATGCTCGTTGATGGCGTCATACCAAGCGTCAAGTGCTCCTTGACCTTCGGCGTTAAGGATATTTTCAATATGGTCTTGAACCGACATTACTCTCTCCTTATAATACTATATTATCACACTGATATTAGAAGTCAAGCTTTTTACGAAGCTTTTTCTAAATCACGCTCGTAATAATGATTATCATAGCGAGGGTTCTCACGCTGTTCAATGACATCAATTTTATAACCACCGCCTCGTTGAGCCTCTGTAACAAGTCCGACCTTGCCGGCGAGTTTGGCACGAGTATTCCTCTTATTGTCCTTGAAGCGAATCAGAGATCCAACCGGATACTTTGGAGGCAGCGGCGCAACCCAATTTAAAGCTTGCGTGATGTTATCCACAAAAGATCCGGCGAAGTAATCTACATGTGGATCGCTTACATCACCGTCTCTCGTGACTTTAATGAGGTAGATCCGATCCTCGCCGTTGCATTTATCATAAAAACTTACGACCTGATTAGATCCTTCAAACCGGACGTACCAAATAGAATCATGGCCGCGATCCTGTTCTTGGATCTCAACATCAAGATTTACACGATTGGCACGGTTGCGGATCTTTTTGAGTGCAGACTCTAACTTCATGATTTCTCTCCCTTACAACACCATAATATCATTTCTAGGGTAGAAGTCAAGTTTTTTTTGAAAAAAGATTAAAAACCTGCGGGAATACTCTCTGGCATAGGAAAAGAACTAATTGGATTACAAGTTACCATATCTTTTGGCACCTCATAAAAATCCATATCAATCATAAAGGTTTCCAAAGCCTCACGGAGGGTAGGAGCCCATACTGTAAAAGTAACACCACGAACCTCAATCTGAAAGCAGTTCATTCTTTGTCCTTTCTTGAACGCTTACTAAGCATATACCGAAATTGCTCCTTTTGCAAGCTTTTCAGTGTTAATTTTCTCTTTTTGTTTATTTTCTTCAGCAACTCTCGCTGCTTCTTGCCGTGCTTTGATCGCAGCCATGCGTACAGGGCAATTCCTCCAAAGGGCAAAACCAGGGCTAATAGAATACCAACCACTAGCGTAAATGCTGTAATCATTCATCAGTACCCCTGTAATGCTAATATTAGCTCGGCTGGACCCTGTACATCATGATAGGCTGCGGATTTCATAGCAATATCCAAATCGTTCCCATCCTTGCAGATTTTATCTCCAAAAAATACACACTGGTCTGGGGTTTCTATCATGTTGGTAAAAGCATAACTCTTGTCCCATCCCTCTCTGGTGATATCAATAGAAATCTGCCCACCGAGCCGAAAAGATAGCCCCCATCCTTGGAACTCTTTTCTGAGTTGTTGCACGATCTTTTTGCGCTCACCGCTTTTTAGATCCCATTGAACATAATCTTCTCGCTGCTCGCTTGAGCAATTGCGACCTAAAACAGAAAAGTTGATCTGGCTCTCTCGCCACTCAATAAAAGTTCCTGTTTTGATTTTAGTGTGAGTCTTGCTAGCTATCTTCAGCAAAACATTGATTATGTGGTTTATATCTGCGTTTGAATAGTGATCCAGAAGCGTAACCTTGTGAATTAGTTCTGGCTCTATGGGGCTAGTTTCATCATCCATATCTAAATTGCAGTTATAAACCCTTGTCCCATTGCAGGCATATACGCGATCAAACAAAGATAAAAGATCATCTTTGGGGATTTGTTCTTCTATTTTTGTTAGTTCTGAACCTGTAACTAGGTGCCGTTTGGTTCCTGCGGCGGTGGAGCGCAATGCCTGCAAAACATCTTCCGTGATGGATTGTCTAGGTTCGGTAATAGTACCATCCATGTCAAACAATAAGGCTTTTGGGGTTAGTTTCATTTTACATTATCCAATTATATGAGAAAACAAATCTAGATTAACGGGCGGGATCATAAGGTACCCAATAACGTTATATTCGTATTCGTTTGTTAGATAGTATTGATCGCTTGATAATTTTGAATTTTTACTAATCAAGGAACTGGTTTCTGGAAGTAACAATATTGTGTAGACTATAATCTTTTGATTATCTTTGTCTAAGTCGCCATAAAAAGCATCAACAATCACCCCCAACCGACCATGGTTGACTGCTCTTGAAACAGTCCCTAAAGGCATTGCTTCGTCAGGAATTCCCTTACTATTAGGTAATTCTCCGGATAGTGCATCCTCTAGGACATCTTTTAGCCTGCCTATAAGTTCTTCATTGGTAGTCACGAGTTTGTAGCACCTCACTACAAGTATATAATATCATGTAGTGTTATAATGTCAAGAGATGCGGATAAAATCTTTTATTTTTACGTTTTTGGACAACTTTTCTTCAGATCCAGAACATAAATCAGTTGAAAGATACTTTTTATTATCATCACACAGAACAGTAGCTGTTAGGTCATCTGGGAACTCTGAAGCCTTCAAAATAGCTGAAAAAACGTTAGCGCCTGATGATATTCCTACAGAAAGTCCTATTTTGTTCAATTGTCTGGCTATATTGATAGCATCTTCATCAGAAACTCTTATAATTGGACCTAAAGAGTCCAAATCTAGTATCTCTGGGACAAAACTATCACCTATTCCTTCAATTCTATGCCCTTTATCTTCATTATTGATCGGTAATATTGGAAATGCGCGAAATCCTTCATTTCTGTCGGTAAAATAATGGTGAAAACCCATTATTGTGCCCCCGGTGCCTGCTCCTGCGACAAAAATCTTCAAATTTGGCAAATTATTGTCTTTGAGAGCTTCTCTGACCTCTGGGGCAGTAGTATTCATATGAGCGAAGACATTCCATGCATTATTGAACTGTTTTGGTCCAAAATAGCCCTTTTTCTTGCTTTTTTTAGCTGCTAGCTCAATACAATGCGTAAATCCGCCATCTTTTTCGCTTATTTCTATTAATTTTGCCCCATAAAACCTTAAAAGAGACTTTCTTTCCTCAGAAAGCCAGTCTGGCATGTATATTTCTACTTTACTGCCCAAATAAGCGCCCATCGCAGCAAAGGCAATACCTGTATTGCCGCTTGTAGCCTCTACAATGGTGTCGCCCTCGTCAAATTGAGATAAATTCTCTGCACTTTCTAAAATTTGTAAAGCCATTCGGTCTTTTATGCTACCGGAGAAGTTCCATGCTTCATATTTTGCATAAACTACGACTTCTTTGCCATCTAATTCGGCAATTATCTTAATGAGTGGAGTATTTCCAACGAAATTTCTTAATTTCTGTATCTTCTGTGCAAATTTAGACATTTCTTATGCTCTAACTGTCTCTCCAGAGATTGTTAGCAGCAAATTTGATGACTTCTTCCGCTGAATCTTCATTGTATCCGTACTCCTCAATCAGAGTAGACACCATTTCGTTGTATTTTCCTTTCTGCTTCTTGTCACGACTCTTAGATTTCGTTACAATTCGGGAAATTTCCTTCACAGAAGAGGTTAATTTGCTTTCAATAGCTTCACGAAGCGGAGCATAGCTTTGCCAATCTACTTTTTCACCGCGACGAAGCTTGGAAAACATATAAGCTGTGATATCAACTCGGAAATTCTCTTTAGCAGTGCCAACAATAGCGATCTGTTCTTCAATAGATACCATGAAAGCCTCATCTGGTGAGATTTCTTCATTTGTCACGCTGTCTTTTACAGTTGACATGTTGACATAAGCCTCAGCATGATCCAGATAGTTATTGAAAAGTGCTTCTGCCTGCTCATCGTAAGCAGAGACAAACGCTTTGGTGATTTCCTTCTCTAGAATATTCAAATATTCATCATGAAGGGTCTTACCTAAGAAATCCAAGTAACGATTACGATCATCTTCAACAACAATCTGATCTTTTACTTGCTTGATAAGCGCGTCGCGAATAGAAATTGGGGTTACCATGTTCTTATCACTATCAGATAAGGCTGAATCAATGGCTTTCATAATGAATCTTGTAGAAATTCCGGTCATACCTTCGTCTCTAGCTTCATCTCTAAGGTCATTAATGTCTATTTTCTTTACATGTCCCTTTTCAATAACTTCTTCGCCGTCATAAAGCTTCATTTTGGTTAGTGCATCAACCTTGTTTGACAAGTGAAGACGACTCAAGACAGCAAACATAGCAGCAATTTCAAGTGTATGGGGAGCAATATGACCATCAAAGTCAGATAATCCTAACATTTTCTCATAAATCTTCTGCTCTTCGGAAACCTCCAAGCAGTAAGGAACGTTTACACGAACAATACGATCAAGAATTGCTTCATTTGTGTTCTCAGACTTGAATTTATTCCATTCGGCTTCGTTGCAGTGGGCCAAAATGACACCATCAAAATAAATCATTGGACCCTTACCTGGGGAAGGTACTGCCTTCTCCTGGGTGGCTGTGATCATGGTGTGAAGGAATTCAATTTCATTCTTGAAAACCTCAACAAATTCAACGATACCACGGTTACCAACATTAAAGGCACCATTCAAAGATAAAACGCGAGGATCATCCTCTGAGTAGAGATCTAGTTTGGAAATGTCCTCACTGCCAACCAGAATTGTAACATCCTGACTGTTAGCATCCATTGGGGGCACAACACCTACACCGCGACGCCCACGTACTGAAAAGGATGATTGCGTTATTGGCATTGCTGTGTAATCATTATTAAACTCTTCTTTTAGTCTGTGTCGGCATACAGGACACAAGTCACCTTCAATTTTTATATTGTAAATTTCCTCAAACTCTGGTCTTAGAGAGCGGGGAACAAGGTGGAGAGGCTCTTCATGGATTGGGCAGCCATCAATGTGATACATTGGCTCACATTGTTCTAGTGCTGATTTGATATGCTCCATGAGCGCGGATTTACCCGCACCAACAGGTCCCAAAAGTAATAGCACCTGACGGCTTTCTTCGCCTTTGAGCGAAGCTGAACGCAAAAATCTCATAATCTTTGCTAGTGATCTTTCCATCCCGAAAAACTTGCTCTGGAAATAGTCGTAAGTCTTTACCTCTTCTCCGCCGAATAATTTATTGCAGCGAGAATCAGATTTAGACATTCTTGTCACACCTTGTCCGGCAAGAACATCATATAGTCGTCTATGTGCTAGCGAGGTAATAGATGGATCCTTCTCAATTTGTTTGAGATAATCCTCTAGGCTACCACTAAATTTTTCAACCGTCTTCTTTTCTCTGTGTTTTTCAACCAGTTTCAAGAATTTACTTGATTTATTTTCTTTTGGCATGTGATTCAAAACTCCCAGGTGTCTTCTTCAATGACCGTAGTAAATTTGATGGTACCTGACCACAGTTCATTGATGTAACCAAACACTTTATTAGCTTCTGACAATTCTAGGTCCCTTCCATCGTGCTCATGTTCCAGTATTAGTGTACCATCCTTTAATAATTCTTTTACAACAATGACAGGAACCGAGTTTAATCCTACATTCTTAATTAGATCGTCGCGAATAGTTCTCCAACTATCTTCACCGGATACATCTCTAATCCTAGTGACTCCCTCGCGATTATCAAAAGAATATGTAAATAAATTCAGATCTTTGCATAACTCTAAGTCAAAATAAGTTTTTATAAAAGTTTCGTCATTATGTGTTTCTCTTGCGCGCAAACATTCCTCAAACCCGTGAAGCTCTTCAATGCGTTTGAATATTTTATATCCAAGATGATAAGGGTTTACACGACCCAGGTGAGGTCTAATGACTTGGTTGTGAAGGCGGATAAAAGCAAGATGATAATCATCTGGGATCCCAAGTTTTTTGACAATTTTCTCGTGCATCAAGACAGCCCAACCCTCATTCATGATTTTGGTTAATGCCTGCGGCACAAAGTAGCTAGACTCATCAGCTACAATATTTATCAAATCTTTCTCCCAGGGTTCTAGAAAGCGATTATGGTCTGCAATAAATCTAAGAAGATTTTGATCTGGTTCTAGGGGTATTTTATTTATATTGAAATTATCCCACCTTCCAGAGGTGTCATTTAGCATAAGATTTTTATAATACTCTTTCAGTTTTTTATGGTCTCTTCTGGCTACCCCAGGAGTCCGAGGGACCTGAAATCTTATGGAGTGACAAGCATCCAATATCTTCTCTACTTTATCTACGCCTATGTTGGGATCTTCCATATACTTCTTGACGCGCTTAGAGGCGGCTTTGAAGCGATCAATAGCTGTTTCGGCTCTTGTCTCGGTGAACATACGGTTGTTCTTGAAAAAGTCACTATGACCGACGCAATGTGCCATTGTAAGTATATGGGTAGACATTGGATTCTCGGTCATCAAATAAGCGATACTAGGGTTAGAGTTGATAATCATTTCATATGGCAGCCCTGACATGCCTAGATTATATTCTGTTTGGATACGGTCAAAAGATTTTCCATAAGACCAGTGACGGTAATGAGTTGGAAGCCCGGAATAGGCCATGTGTCCAATCATTTCTTTATAATCACATATTTCATAAGAAATTGGGTACCAATCCAATGTAAACTCTTCGCCGAGCTTACAGATCTTATCGTCCCAATCTTGAAGTTCTTCCATAGACCAGTCAGCCATTAGTTCTTTGCTCCAAATAAACGCTTAAATGATTTCCAGATATCATTATGGTTTGCAAGTCTCACTTTCTTAAGAGTACTGTCTTCAACCATTGATACCCAATCCCATAGTTTTTTCTGGGGCTCAATACCATAGAATATTCCACTGCTGTCTTCATATGGTCTAAAATCCCCTATTTCAGTATAGCACATCATTTGGTTTATCTCTTTAAGTTCTCTGAGAGCTTCAACAGCCTCTTTGTTGTCAATAGCCCAGTTGTCACCATCACCACAATAGAACGTATAAATGTTCCAATTATTCGGATGATATCTTTTATTGATAATTTCCTGCACTTTTCTCAATCCAGTAGACACAAGAGTTCCCCCGGAAGGAACCTGTGTGAAGAATTGCTCTTCATTGACTTCTTTCGCCTCGGCAGTGTGAGAGACAAAGACAACATCAACTTCAGAATAGCGATGATTCAAAAATTGGTACAAAAGAAAGAAGAAGCTTCTAGCTAAGAATTTTTTAGATTTGGTCATAGAACCTGAAACATCCATAACAAAGAATATGACGGCTGTGGTGTTTTCTTTTTGCACAGGCGCAATATGCTTATAGCGTAGATCACTCTCGTGAAATGTAAATCTTTCGTCACTCTCTGGATCATAACTGCCAGCTTTGATGGCTGCTTTTTTTCTTCTGATCTTTTGTTTTATAGTCTCTTTTTTAGATAAGCGTGGGCGAATGCCGTAAGGTCGTTTGCCTTTGCGTTTCATCTTTTCTTCGGTGATAAACTTGAATCTTTTCTTTTCTAAGTCTGGAAGATTTAGATCAGCAAATAGATATTCTGCCAACTCTTCTAGCGACATTTCTATTTCATAAGATTCTTCACCAGGCTTGTTTCCAGCCTGTTCGCCGGATGACTGTCCTCTTTTCTTGCGTCGCCCAATAGATTGACCTTCTTGAACGTCAATTCCTTCTGCCGAGCCTACGCGTTTATTTTTTTGATTGTTTCCATAAACAAAGCGATGTTCTTTGATCCCTTTAACAGGGATTCTTACTTTCTTCTTGCCGCTCTGTCCAATTATACTTTCTTCAGCGACAACATCTCGGATACTATCTTTTATGGCTCTTTCAATTTTTTGACGGTGGCGCGTCCTGTCGCCCGCTGCACGGTCAGCAATTGTTTTATGCTCTTTGAAAGTACTCATGTATTATAGACCCCGTAGTAATTAGTTTATTCAGGGACTAAACAAGAAAGACTATTATTTATTATTCTTCTTCGGACGCAGGCTCTTGGCTTAGCTTGTCACGCCAGGATCTCTGATCCTTGAGAACTCTAGCATCATAAGATTCTAAAGTAAATAGTTTTGGATCCATGGATTCTATTTCTGTGGTTTCGCCTTTTTTAGAAGCTCTACTACTTTGAATAGACTTCATGGAAGCTAAAACTTCAATCATGTTTCCACCTGTTGTATTGCGGCGACCCATGTCCTCAACTTTCTCAACAATACCAAAATAGTAATCTCTTGTGTCTGCTTTAAAATTGTAGACACTGAATATGACAGCATCTCCTTGTCCTGCCTCACGGCGACCGACTTCTACGCCACCAAACAACTCTATGTTGCCCTCAAAACGCTCTCTTTTATCTCTCTTGGCTAGTTCTTCGGGTGTTTCATCTCTTTCTAGAAGAGCCTTGACTTCTTTAATAACTAGTTTTTTGAGTTCTGTCTTTGTGAGTTTCATTTTATTTGGCTTGCCCTTTGGTTTCTAAATGTTTTTTATAATCTTCATAATCTGGTACTCGCCCGCTTTCTGGAGTCCACATGTCCTGACCGGACATGAGTTGATTTTGTGGGAGCGGAGCAAGGAAACCATCTTTTACTGTCCTCCTTATGTGATCTCTAAAAGCTACCCTTTTATCAGTATCTTCCAGTTCCTGCTTGATTACTTTTGCCGAAAGTTTGGCAGCGTCAGACATTTCTTCTATATGTTTTTCTACTTTTGCTTTTGCCTCTTCCGGGCTAACGTTAAATACCGTCTGGAGTCTCCACAAATTATATCTTGGTCCCTCGCCAGTACTATCAAGTCCAGCATACCATAATCTACGCTGTAATTCTCGGTACTGATCAACCATATCGTAGGCATCCATATTTCTTTCTGCCAATAGCTCTTCTTTGATAAGTTTTCTTATAATATCTTTTGTAAGTTTCATTTTATTCCACGCTATCGTCACGAGGTTTCAACTCGTCCACAAATTTAGGTTGTGGTCCCTTCCAAACTTTCCTTGATTCTATAAAATCATATAAGTCACTAACATTCTGCATTGCTATCATGACTCTCATGATCTCTCTGTCAAGCCTATTTTTTTCAGTATTAATTTGTCTATGGACTTGCTCCATCTCTGTGTAGGATCGTTGTAGGGATGCAAGCCAGTCTTTGCGCGCTGCGGATCGCTCCACGGTCACGCCGTGGGGCTGATCAAAGCCGCCCACGAGTTCTAGTGTTCCATCTTCAAGATCGTCAACTAGATGTTCATAATAATCTCGGGCTCTGTTAACAAGCACCTGACCACGGCTGCTATCCCGATCTCGCTCGTTGATTATCTCTTCTTTGATGAGTTCCCTAATAGTATTTTTTGTAAGTTTCATTAGTAATAAGTCTCCCCTTCAGGGTGGTTCTCTTTATAAACCTTCATTAAATAGTCAGCAAAACTGTAAATATCTTTTTTGCCGACACTCCTCATCAATGAAGCTAAGCTCTCCAAAGCATCTCGGGATGCAGGTTTAGAACTACTATTATGTAAAGCGTTTTTTATATCTTCTACTGCGGCTGTAGGATGCTTCGCAAGTTGATGAAAGAATTGTTTAGCTTTCCTTCTTCTGTTTCGTTCGCTTGTATAGCCGTCTTCGCTGTCACCAGTGATCAACTCCTCTGGCATTTTTTCTTCGCCTTTGAGGATTGCCTCTGCTGCTAATGTGAACATTCGCAATTCATCTGTACCATAACCGGGACCGTCAGCTATTTCTTTAAAGCCGTCTTTGGGTACTTTTTCAAGCTCTGTTTCTGATTCACTAAGAGCCTGTTCAAACTGTTTCCAGCTTGTTAGTGCCTTATCTTTAGAGACACCAAGTGTCATCCAAGTTTTGGGATTGACATGAATATAAAAGGGTATACCCTTGTCTTCTAACATTTCAACCACTTTTCTGCCATAGTGATAATCAGCAAATCTAAGCTGAAGTTTATTTACGAGTTCAAATTCCCCGGTTTCCCAGTCTGTAGTGCGGGTATCATAAAGAGGCAGAGCGATATGAACAGCAGTTATATATTTGTCGGCATCCTCAATAAATGGCTTATCGGTCACAATACGATCTTCTGCTTCATATACATCGTCATCAGTCGGAGAATAAAAAGTCTTTCCTATTTTAGCTGATTTTTTAGAGGATCCATAATCTTTTGAAGACCAGTAATCCATTGGTATACCCTTGAACCGTTGTCCTAATTTTCTACCATCCAGTTGGATAACGGCACCATAAGGATGGCGACTGCTAAAAGCTCCATAAGAAATAGAAGGTGTCCTTGTCGTGGACATATAATACATCTTGCCTTTACTGTGTTCTCCTTCTGTGTCAGGTTTGGTAAAAGCTCCGGACGTAAGAAAACGATTATCTTTGAGAACAGCAGCTAATCTATAAAGCTGGGTGTGATGCCATAGGACATCTGATAACCCTTCTTTAATAACGAACTTACGCCATGAATCAAAATGATTTTTCACAGTTAGTCCTCTACGGACATCATTTTGTCATATGAATTTGTTTTTGTATCAGACAAGATGCCAAGGTATCCGTTTCTTCTGAGTGTTTTGAAAGCTAGATTCTCTACGGAATACTCACCTACAGTCTCTAATCCTGTTTGACGAAATCTTTTAATTTTTGCCTTCACTTTGTCAGCTTGGTCAATTGCTTCTTGATACTTGCCTTCATTGTAAAGTTCAACAACTTCATCAATCTGATTTTCAATTGCAGCCGCCTTTAGTTGAATATCCCGATTATCAATTTGGGGATTTTCACGATCAGGTTTTACGATCCACTCGTTATCTAATATTGAATAAAGTCCTGAAGCTACATGAGGTTCTCTGGAATCTTGTCCGTAAATTTCAACTTCATAGCCAAGCATTGTAATATCATGAGCATTGTTCCAAACATTTTTGGCAGCCATAAAGTAATCACGAACCAACTCTTCGTCCTCATTTATTTCGGAAAAATCAAAAAGGACATGAAGATCTACGTCGGAAAAGCGCGAGTAATTGTAGTTTGCAAGTGACCCTGTAAATGTAATATCTTTCAAGAGTGCATCACCCGCACGGCTGCTGTTAATAAAATCTAAAGCAATATCTAAAAGCTTTTGTCGTATTTCGGGATCAAGCTTATCCCCTGGTTGGTTCCAGAAGTCTTTGTTTAATTCTGTGTGAGGCTCAAAAGAAAAAGGAATCTTGATTTCAATATCAAGATCTTCTGATAAATACTTTCTCCAATTTCTGGATAATTTGTGTATTGAAACATCACTCATGATGGACCTGACTTGCCTATTGTTGGCTTCTCTGTAAAAGGTTTAGTATTTTTTACTGGCCCCATCGCCAACTTCTTGTACATCTTCTTGAATGACTTGAGATATGTGCTTTGTGGTCGCTTCTTGAGATAAGAGTAAGGATCACCCTTTTCTGATTCGTTTATAAGTTCATTCAAGGTCTCTCTGATGGCATTTCGTAGCTGTGATTTGGTTACTTTCATTTTATTTACCTGGGGGTTCTGTATCTGGGCTCTAATACCCCCGTCTCCTTTTCTCATCAGGGGTGATGATCTGGGCATGATCCCTGTTATTTGATCTCACAGGTGTCGATAAAGCTTTCAGACTGGCTTTGTAGTCCTCATCCGTTTCTATTTTGTGTACTGCTTGTGTAAGGGTTGCCATCAATTCTTCACTTTTGGAACTTTTATTCGCTCCCAGTACTGTGAGAACTGTGCGGACTCGACCCAAAAGAGCATTCGTATCGCTTGATGTAACTGCCTCTAAAATAGATTCTTTAATTATTTTTCGTAGCTGTGATTTGGTTACTTTCATTGATCTTTTACTTCTTCTTTACATCTTTCATATTTTTCTTCAGTAGCCTCTGACCATTCACTTCTTTTGGTTGTGCCGGCTTTCTCTCCTACGGACTTTGTACAGATAGCATACTCATTTTTTTCTTCTGTGATGCCTTCTTTTACCATGCCGAGCGTAGTGCGAAGGTCATTAAGTTCACAAGGGCTCATTTTCATGTGAGCGCCATACGCTTCTAGTGCTGATTCATCTTTCCATGACTCGGCACCATAGTCCTTGATAGCCCAATGCTTATAGTCATAAGCCATGTCGGCACCGTGTAGCTTGATATTTATTGCTTCACGAATTACTGTTTTCAGTTGAGACTTCGTTAGTTTCATCTTTTAGTTCCCTTATACGCTTCATAACAGCAGCAGTAAGCTTTTCAGATCGCGCATGTTCTTTCAATCCTGAACGTATTTGCTTCCAAAATTCATTTTTTGTGATCATTAAGTATGCTCCCGCGTATTATAACTAGTTTTCTTTTTATTCTTCGCCTTCAAAAAGGGCTCTTATAGGATGCACAGAGATAATCCGATTAGACTTCTTGTAATAACCAATGCTTTCAACAATATATTGGCGCTCATTTAGATGAGGATAAAAATGAACTTTTACTTCATAAGAGGTTTTGTCCGACAGTCTAGTCTCCGGCAAGATTTGTAAAGTTTGCAGACCGCCAGCCTGCTCTCTAAGTGTGTCATGAGCCATTTTAAGAGCAACAAAGTGATTCAACCCGCTCGTCGCGGAAATTTTTGCTTGGTTGATGCGCCGATTGTTGCCAGCAATCATCATTTCTAAATTGACGGTAGAAAATAACAACATAGCACTCATACCAATAAGCGCAGACATAACCAAAACTATAACAAGTGTCATTCCCTTACGGTTCAACATTGATCATTCTGTCTCTTGTAGGTACCGGAGCAACGTTATTTAGTAGTTGATAGCCTTGGTTTAGTAAAAGATTGTCCTCAACCCATCGTGTAGTCCGGGCTTTGCAGAGATTTTTAGGTACTCTGCGCGCAATACACTCACGTTCTTTCTGTTTGACAACCTCACAAAAACACCTCACTCGGTTTTGTAGCTCTAATTCCGGTGATAAAGTTACTCCGCGAGGGAGAACTTCATTTGATCCCGGCACCCATTTGGGGCAATCAATTTGTTGAAGTTGATAAGCTTGGTTGAATAAATTTGCAAATACAAGCAAAAACAAAGACTTATAAAACATGTGGTTTTCCTTTCATAAGAGTGGTGAGAATAGTGACAAAATTTAGCTTGCCCTCGTCGCGAGAAAAATAAACAACAGGCGTCGCGATCATCGGCAAATGAACTACCAAGTCCATTCCCGTATATTTCATGATGTGTTCTATTTCATTCTCTGTTAATGATGTCATTATATTCTTCTTCGCTAATCTCTTCGGGATAACCAAAAAATGCCGCAGCAAAAATAAAAGTCAAGCCAGAGCCAATAATCAGCCAAGCCAAACCATACATAGCCATTTCCGCAATCAATTCAATGATACTCATCATACATCACCACTCTAACCTTTCCTTGGTATGCCGGCAGTCCCGTCATATATTCTAATTCGTATTGTTGGATAACTTTGATCGTTTCAAAAATCATTTGTTCGCTATTGCCCGTAATGACATCAATAAACAAACCTTTGCCAAGCCAGTCCTCAATAAACCTTGCTACAGCATTTGGCACTTCATGATGTTCGTACCCGTGTAAATCTAATGTTGGAGTTTTCATAAAGTCCCGAATTTTTTTGTAGAAATTTTTTTCACTTGCCGGCTTTTGAGAGCAAATAAAACTGATCATAGCTCCAAAGGTGCTCTTCACCTGTACCGCAGACACGACCATAGAAGAATCGTGGACTTGTAGGCAACTCATTCGTAACCACAACAAGGCTGGCAGATACAGGCAGACCCTGAAAGACTTCAGAATGCGGCTTGAGCTTCACAAGGTCGCCAATTCTAAAATCCCTGTTCATGCAGCCAATCCTTGTAATGCTGGCATTGGCTGGCAAAAGCATACCATCTTCCTGTAGCAAACTGCACATCCAGAAGGACCTCGCCATTGTTGGCAGTCTCAAAAGATTTCACAACGCCGAAAGCTGCTGGGGCTCTTGCACCCTCACGCTCAACAATAAAATCACCTTTTGCGAACATGCTGAATCCTATCCAGTATATTATACAATATGCACAACCTTCTGTTTACTTCTGAGAAGGGTAACGAACGGTTCCCTTTGTCCGCGCGCGAGGCGGCGGGTTGCCGGCTATCAAGCATTTTATTTTCTCCTTGATAATAGTTCAAGTTCCGAATGATTGAAGATGTGGTTCTTTGTTGTGCCGGATAATATTACCTCATAATAGTAGCCGCCAACAACATCCATTCTGTCTACACCCATTTGCCTAGTTATGATTGCTAGCTTGCCGGCAAAGTAGGGCATCGCGCAGTCATCCTTTATCTTGACAAGATCGCCAATCTCATAACGGACATTGGCTGTCATGGCTAGTGAATGGTTGGTTCTTCTAGAAGCTCGTCACCAACCATATCTAATGTCATCATCGTTTCAATAGATACTGCCGACAATGACAGCTTGGGAAAGTCCTCTGGATTGGCTGCGGTGGCAGCCATGGCAATCAGGAACTCTGAAGCTGTTACTCCCGGTTCGTTGCCGATAGATTCAAGGATATTGCTGGCTTGGAAGAGTAATCGGTTCTCTTCGTCTAGTGCCGGCACGTTGCTTAGCGTTGAAATCATTTTATTTCCTTTCTTTTCCGCTAATTTGGTGTAGGTCATGTTGGTAATACCACTTAGGAGCCTCATTATCAAACTGTACAAAGAATTGAGGTATTGCAAACTTTTCTCTCACTTCCTTAATAACTAGTCCAACACGATCAGTAACAGGACGGGCTGACATTATTGTTCCACCCTTCCTTCTCTTATAAACTATATCACCGACTTTGATCATCCATTCCCATTTCATATAGCCAGTAATAGGCTGTCAATTCCTCGTCTTTTGTTATATCTCTTATAGATCTTAGTTTTATGTATCTTCCGGAGATATAAGCTTCGCAGTTAGGATCCTCTGAGTGGTTGAAGAATCCTCCAAGAGGAGTTCTAATATATCCGTTCTCAAACTCTTCATCGTAGACATGGGTAATTCCGAACTCATGTCCTTTCTTTATTTCTTCTCCCGCATATAGACCCATACCATGAATAGTTGATTCTTTCATGTAAACATTCGCTGGCAAAGGCTTATAAGTCATACCATATATAAGTCAAAATCTGAAAAAATTAGCTACGCGTTGTTTCTGTACTAGGCCCCCGCCGGGGGGTGGTGAATCCCTAGGGACATGATCTGGGGGCTCTCAGGGGCAGGCAGGGGCTGTCAGGTGCTGATCAAACCAGCTTCAATAAGCTGGTAAGCTAGGCGACCGTAGTGACCTTGTAGGTCCCATACAATACCGCTGTCAAGCAGTTCTTGGAATAGCTGGATAGTTTGCTGATCATCTAGCTCTCCTTGTTCATATGCTATCATACTCTCTGTTAGTTTATTCATTCTTTTTATTCTTTCCCGCAAAATTAGTCAATGGCAATCACCTTCTCATTGGTCTTGAAGTAAGGACGGCTGGCACCGCGAGCATCGGTCATCCACATGCGTTGAGCTTTGCAAGCCTTGGGCTTAGGAGCTTCCATGTCTGTCAGAATAATGACGCCATCAAAGCTATTATTATTGACGTACTCGGTAGGAGCATTGAAGCAGGTACCGCCGCAAAGAACTCGCTCAGCCTTCTTGA